AAATGTTTATGCAAATATACGAAATTATTTATTTATATAAAGAAATATTTCTACTTATTTTTATAAAAAGCTGAGGTATCTGATATGCGTTCAGCAGCCGTTGATTTAGGCTTTTTCTTCCTTTTCTTTTTAACCTTATCAGCATTGAAGGCCATATCAAGTTTCTTAATACTGAATTCTATATTATTCACTTGATTATAGTTTACTGCTTTTTCCACGCAGCATCTGTACTCAGGCCAGAAGCGTTGTCCCAATTTTACATCAACTGTTTTAATCATAAACTTGGATACCATGAAGCCAAATGTATCTGCATCGTCTTTCTTTTCGAATACATACATATAGAATCTACTAAATTCACTAACTACCTCATCTAAGGGTCTTACTGGCATTAGCAAATACCCATCTGTGTATAATTCTTCTGATATTAAGCATACCCAATATTTCTTCTTACCAGGCTTTACTTTATACCTAAACCTTTCTTTCAGTTTTGTGTGCATCCATTCTGGTACTCGGTTTAAAAGGTATTTAATGTATATCTTATCCTTCTTATTCAACCGCCTCTTAAATGCAGAAGGCTGTTGTAGCATTCTTGGTAGAATCCTAAAGTTATTCCACCTATCGAACTCTAGAATTAATCTCATTGAATCTAAGTCCCATGGGTCTTCTGATTCTTTGAGTCTTTTCATATTCCTTTCGATATTACTATTGCTTACCTTTGAGAGTAAGTTAGAAGAGTCTCCCGTATATAGACTTGCTTCTTTTCTTGTTAATCTCTTTTCAATACATCCTTCAATAAAATCACAAAAGCTTCGTTCGCAGGGGCAGTCAGGTCGAAAAATAGAAGTGTGTAACTCGAAAAAATCAGAGAATAGTCTGAAGAACTTTTCTGACCTTTCTCTGATTTCTAAATACTTGTAATGTGACAACTTTAAAATTTCACCAGCTTCCCATGAAGATTTGCTTTCTGATAACTGAAGGAATAAAGACTGCCTTTCTATTTCGTTTAAGCAGTCCCAAGCTTTCTTCTGAGCATCATTCATAATTAATTCCTCCTAAAATCCATTATTCTATCTATTGATTCACTTGTTATCTCATTTGGGTCATAATCTTGGGAGTTAGCATATAACTTATCTGGGTCATAGTTTTGGTACACGCTATAGATTACGTTATCAAATGGTAACCATATTTCCATTTTACCCATTTCCGGATATAAAAGAAGTTGTACCATTTTATTTATGTGGTCTATACCCAATACCGTAGCATCTATTCCTTCGTAAGGATAACCCTTGAGTACTAGGTAATCGCCTATCTTAACATTCATCAAATCGTCTACGGAATATTTCTTTCCTTCTTTTGCCATTCTCTTAAACCTTTTAACATCTTTTCTGGTACATGTAGCTACCAATGAGAAATCATCAAAGTCTTCAGAGTTATCTATTCTAGCTTTCTTCTTTCTTTCATGAAGAGTCTCTGTAGACTTTAACCAAGTTCTTATACCTGATATACTTCTCTTCAGTTTGTTTAGAAAAGGTCTAGAGTACGCTAACTCTGTAGGCATCTTGATAAAACCGTAATTGAATAAGATTGGTACTTCTTCGAATATCATCTTACCCTTTGCGGTTTTCTTTAAAACGTTTATCGTAGGGATAATGGCACGTACTTTTTTATATCCCTTTTCTTTAAGTTCTTTATTAATGTTCTGATAATACTTTCGTTCTATGTAGAAGATACAATAAGAATAAGGGATACGTTTCATATTATTTATTTTTAATGATTAACTTAGCTTGCTTATGAATTAACTTATAAGGTACATTTAAAACCTCACTAGCCATAAATACCATAAGAGTATTCCCGGGTACTTGAATATACATTACTTTAGTAACATATTCTGCAATAATATCTCCCAGTTTTACTCCAACTACGAAGAAAAATTCATTTGCAGGCATAGAATTATACCTCATACATAGAATAGGTACTTTATTTGCCCTTTTAGCATCCTTGCTTGCTTGTTCCCAGAATCTTAATATATCACAACCCTTATTGCCAAGCAGTATATGTTCAAATTTAATTTCTTTGTAGCTTTTACATTCTACGGATATTTTACACCTGTGAGCATGTCTTTCATCTACACAAGTAATATCAGAAGCAGCATCCTTGTTAGAATGCCAAGCCCCTGACATTGGAACTCTATTCCAAGTATAAGCGGTCCATTTAGTAAACCACTTAGACATTTTTAATTCAAATCTTGAGCCTTTTTTCTTACTATTCATGATGTATTATATTTTATATCATTATAGTAGTTGGTACCTACTCAGGCCATTCACCTTTTCAACTTGCAGGATTTTAGTATTAGATAATGGAAGTGAATCTAAATGGGTAATTAGGAATAGGGTCTTATTTGCAAAAGTATGCCTGATTAAGGATGTAACCACCTCTACATTATCTGAGCTTAAAGATTCAAATACTTCATCTAAGAAGGCTAGATTAATCCCTTTGGAAGCAGTTAGAGATTCGTTCATAGCAAATGCCATTGCAACATTACAAAGTTGTCGTTCTCCTCCAGATAATTCATTGTAATCAATAATTTGTCCATCCCTTTCAATTAAAGTATAAAAGTCTTTTCTAATAGTACCCAAATCTATACCAAATTCAATCCTGAATCCCAATACTTGAGAATATTTATCAAGTGTTCTATTTAACATATCCAGAGATGAATCAAACAGATAAGCCTTGATTCCATTATTACCAAGTGGGTCATTAAGTAACCAATCGTAATTCTTTAACTCTAATTCCTTATTATGGTAATCCTCGTCTACCTTACGAAGATTCTTTCTAATTTCCTTAAGTTTCTCTTTATATTTAGGAGACATAACCTTAAGTTTCTCCTGTTTGAGTTTTTCCAACTCCTCGTCAATATCAGCAATATCAGAAGCAATATCATCACATTCTTTTTGAAGTCTCTTATACTTCTCATTCGTAGTTCTCAACTCATCCAACCTACCCAGAGCATCTTCATATTCTTCCTGGAGTTTATCCGAGTTTATGATTGCTTTATAGATAATATCTACGCTCTCTTTCGCACGTTTGTAGTGGCCTTTATCTAACTGTATCTTGAGTTTCTTTACAAAATCTGGTAATGATACTCCAGATACTATACGGTTATATTTTATCTTGGATTTAAGACCATCTACATAATCGGTATGTTTCTTAATCTTAATTTTAAGACTCTGCTCTACCTCGTCCTTAAGTTGTTGTTGTTTTTTAATAAGTTGCTTAGTTAGGTCCTCCCTATCTTTCTTTAATTCTCTACGTTCTGATTTGATTTTCTCTTTGAAACCTTTCTCTCTGTCACGTAAATCAAAGTAAGCTTCCTTATTTGCTTCAAGTTCTTTCTTTAACATAGCTGATTGATGTTCTACTTCGTTTGCCTTAGCCAATAAGTTATTTTTATCCTGCATAGCTATACCTTTGGCAATGTTAAGAAATTCTAAATCAAATACTTCTTCGAATATCTTCTTCTTATCCGAATTAGATTCTTGTATCAACCTTTTAATGCCCTGCCCAAACATAATTGAGTTCATGAATAGAGTATAAGATAAACCAAGCTCTGCATTAATGACATCTTGGAGTTTATTCTTACCTTTTACATTCACTACTTCATTATCTTTCATAAGGATAAGCCTATCTTTACCTTTAGCTCCATCCTCAAGAACTATATTACATTTCTGACATCTGATAATTTTATAAATGTGTTCTCCTTTTTGAAAGAATACCTCTACCATTACTCCTTGGTAATCTTTAGGTCTTACCTTTTCCCAGGTAGTTACTTCTGATACCCCTTTTAAATTTTTACCATATATTGCCCATACCAATGCCGATAAGATAGTTGATTTACCTTTACCATTCGGTGCCTTGATAAGTATGGTACAACTTGGATTTAAAGGTATATGTAGGTTTTCTATTGAACAGAATCCTACTACGTTCATTGTTGTAAATGTTAACATGATTCAGCTTTTTTAAGTATGTCAATCAGTAGTTCTTTCTTATCTTGTTCAGTTATACCTTTTTCCTTAAGATACTTCCTTGCTAGAGCTTTCTTAGAAAGTTGCTTAGTAATTTTATGGTTAGTATTTACTAAGTTACTAGTTTTCTTAGGTAAAACAGTATAATAATTGCCATCATCCTTAATTTCATCTTCAGATTCTACATCAATAAATTTTGGAAAACCTTTAAAGGGTATAAACTTCATAGATAAATCCGAATATAACTCCCAATATCCCAAATCACAATCTTTATCAGTTCTCCTTTGTTGATAAGGGGCTCCTATCATATATACCTTCTTTGATAATCTTTGTGGTTTATGTATATGTCCACATAACACCAAATCGAATTTATTTAGGGTATTTACATTAAGATTCTCTACAGAACCAATTTCTCTACCATCGGTATCTTTTGCTCCCGGATAATCAGTATGTAATAAAAGAATATTTTTCTTTTTAGGATTAAGTTTAATACCCTTTATGTACTCCGATAAACCGATGTTATTATCTATATAGGGTATCCCATAAACTACATGTTTATGATAATTTAGCCTAAAGTGTTCATAATCTAATGAATAGAAAAGGTTAGGGAAAGCTTTAACAATAGCTTTATCATAGGATATAAATTCTCTATCTCCTATTCTATGAGTAACCGGGCTACCATGATTACCTGAAATGGTTAGTATTATAAAGTCTTTTTTAGATAAGTTGTTAAATACTTCCATAACCCTACATAATAAATCCGGAGATATCTTATCAGAACTATGAAATAAATCCCCACAGTGTAATAAGGGAACTCCATCCTTTACACAGAGTTTTGATAACTTTACTAACACTCGGAAAGCTGTTTCAGTTCTACTAGTAAATTTACCATACTCTCCAATATGTAAATCCGAGATAACATAGGATATTATTTTCTTCTTTACTACCTTTCTACCCTTCTTAATGCAATCCTTTATATTATCCAAAGTAGTTCCCCATTTAAGATTCTCTACAGAATTATTCTTAGGATTATCGTCCAGGTGCATTACTACAGGTAAATTATTGGGGTTAGGTATATAAGCTTCTGCTACTAATCTATGGGCATAGAGTTGAGTTTTTATTTTTCTAAATCTTAAACAAAATCCATATTTTACATACCCATTAGTAGATATCGTAGGCTTACGAATTTTCCAAGTATTAGGAGTAAGCCTACCCTTATTATCGTACCTACTATACAATAAACCATCCCGGGTAATATGATACCCGGGATATCCCTTTATATTATCTATAAATACTACTTCTTTACTCATGAAGAAAATCAATAATAAGTTTCTTACGAATATCCAAATTAGCTTCTCTTATACAGAGAACTTTAGTTTCACCATATATGGATTTGATTACTCCCTCTGTTGCACCGTATTCCAAGAGTTGATTCTTAAAAATGTTCTTATAAATAGAGGATATTTCCTTAGTAGGTAAGAATCCCCACAAGTTCAATACGTTATCCATTATAGAAGATATTAAGAACTGGAAGTAATTGTTATCTATTCGTTTACCATTATCTTCCATAACCCATTCCTTTACCATGGCAGTAGTAAAGTCTAATAGGATAAGATGAGTACATTGTTGATTGAGTAACATCTTGCAAGTTTCGAAAAAGTGTTCCATTTCACATTTAGGAACATTCTTGGCTTGCTTGTAATAGAAATAGGCAGCTAAATCAAGATAGCTTCTATCTGTAACAAATCTATCCCTATCTCTGAACATTTTGTTTCTTAGGTTCATTACCTGAAAATCTTCGAGTAACAAATCCTTTGAATCCCTTTCTAACATCTCTTTATGAGACATATCCTTTGTTTTAGGTATTAAGTCTGATACACTACCAGATATAAAATCCAATACTGGAGGGTATTCTGTTACATCAAACTTAATCATCCCGGGAACTTCTTTTGCTAAAGTGGTTTTCCCAACTCCACTTGCACCTGCAAACATTATTTTCATTCGGATAACTCTTTAAATGGTTTAATAAATTCTTTAGTTAGGAACGAAGCAAGAGAATACTCTATGCACAGTTTCCTAAATTTATCATAGTTGAAAGTCTTCTTTCTCTTGAGAGGTATCTTATCTAAAGGGATATTACCTACAAACCAGAATAAATCAATCAACTTACGATTCCTTTCCCAAGCTTCTTGGTACTCTTTATTAGGTTTAGCTTCCAAGTATTTGTAGATTGATTTATACTCATCTAATATCTTTCTTGCAGTTACTGGACCTATACCTTTAAAACCAGGGATATCATCGGAAGTATCACCTACCATTGCAAGGTATTCAACTGTCTCATGGGAATGATAACCGAATAACTCCTTACAATTGCCCACTCGAATAACTTCATCTTTTCTTGGATTTAATATTCTAACATTTTTGTTTAACAATTGATTAAAATCCTTATCGGATGATACCAAGATTACATTATCTGAACGATAAATATTAATAATTAGGTATGCTAAGAAATCATCTCCCTCATATTGAGTTTTATTCCTTTTATCAAATATATAAGAAATTCTTAGCATACCTAATATCTTCATTATAATTGCCTTTTGTATTTGCAAGGATTCATAATCAACCGATATATTTTTTCTATGGCCTTTGTAGTTAGGCAATAACTTATCCCTTACTGGTGAATGACCATTATCAAATGTTATAACTACTTCGTTTGGTTTAAACCTTGTAAGATACATATGAAGTGATTTGAAAAATCCGAATATTGCTCCACTTGGTTTTCCGTCTGTAGATTTAAGTTTCTCGAACTTATGAAAAGATTGATGGAGAATATTCTCTCCATCAATCAATAATACTGTTTTCTTACTCATCGTCTTCCTCCTCGTCATCTGACTCGTTAAATGATTCATATTCTACTCCATCTACTGGATATAAATTAGTAGTCAAAGCTTCCATCCTCTTTCTAGTAGCACCAATAGTATTTATTCCAGCTTTACGAAGTAATTTACGACGAAGTTCATCATCTTCTTCAAGAAGTTTTTGGAATTTTTCCTCACCTCTTGCAAGAGTTTTTCCTTTGAACTTATATACTCCACCTGAAGATTTTTCTATGATATCATTTTCTACCAATACATCCTCAAGAGCATAGCATCTATCAAAACCTACTTCATGGAACTTAGGATTGAAGTAAACTGGGCACTTACTGATTGTAGGTCTTGGAGGAGCAACTTTATTTTTAATAAGTCGGATTGTGACCAATTTACCAGCTTTCCGTTCTTTACCTTTCTGTTTAACAGTGATAGACTTGCCTGAGTAAAAGGCAGCTCTGATTGAAGCGTAGAACTTAAGTGCTGCACCTCCTGTAGTAGTTGTGTTATCTTTTCCAAATCCGACATTTAAAGCAGTTCTTAATTGGTTAATGTAAATCTGTGTAACTCCTAATCTATAGAATAATTCACTTCTGATACGGAAGTATTTATAAAGAGCTTTTGCTCTACCTCCCATTTCTGCTTTACCCTCTACCATTTTAGAATCTATGTTATCTGCACAATCCATAGCAGCAATAGAATCAATTACTAAGAGTATTGGTTCATTCTTAGTTAATTGAGAACGTAAGTAAATTGCTAAATCTGCTACTGCATCGGAAATATACTCTATACGAGTATCGGTTAATACTGTAACCTTTTCTGGGTCTACACCATTTGCTTCAGCCCAGGAGTTCATCCAAGATTGTTCAGCATCTACCCAAATTACATGACCACCAAGTTGTTGACAAGTGTATGCAAAATTATAAGCAATAAGGGATTTACCCGATGATTCTTCTCCAGCTACTTCAAGGACTTTACCAAATGGTATACCACCACCAAAGGTATAATTGAGAGCAAAGAAAGTAGAGGGTAACCATAAGTTTGATTCTACTGTATCTGAAGCCAATCTCATGATACTACCATATTTCTTTAATATCTCATTTTTTGTTGGTACCTTTAAACCAACCTTAGTTTTCTTTGCCATAATGTAATGTATTTAGACTAAAGAAGGTGATAACTGAACGAATCTAATTACCACCTTCGAATGAAACCATATATTAACTAACCTTTAAATGTCGGATTTATAACGTTTCTTCTTTTTCTTTTTGGGTTCATCATCCTCCATATAGTGGTCTCTGTGAATCCCTTTCTTTTTTGACTTTTTCTTTGGTTTGTCATCCTCGTCATCGTCTCCTCCATGGTCTTCATTCAAGAACTTAGCAAGAAGTTCTTCCAGTTCATCATATGATTTGATTTGAGAACGAACTATACCTTCAAGGTCTACAGTACCTTGATATTTCTTATCCAATTTAGTTGGTTTACAAGCACGAGCAGAATAAGTTGTATCAAGCTTACCAGAACCAGAACGAATAATTTTGATATCATACCCATTTCTTGGGTCTGTCATATCACCAGCTTCATCCTCATCAAGGTATAAGTCGATAATATCTTGATAAACAGAGCGTGGAACTAGAACTCCCTTATCTTTACCTTCGTAATCGAATTTAGTTCCCTTTTCATCTGCATATACCGGACCACCGATAACATATCTTCTTCTTGGTACAAGGGTTTTTGCAAGTTCCTTGTCATCCTCATCCTTTGAGTTTTTCAATTCCTGGTATTTTTCCATGAAAGGACATGGTTCATCAAAAGTAGCCGGAGATATTACTCCCCCCAAATTACCTCCAAGATAGAACTGAACAATTTCGATTCCCAATTCCTGGTCATCTCCCGGAGATTTGATTCTCATACGTAAAGTACCTTCTTTAGGGAATACCAAACCATTTCCGTTTCCCTTAGACTCTAGCTGTTTCTTTCTAGCTAGCATCTTTTCCTTTGTAGAAAGTCCATCTGATGAAACTTTCTTCTTTTTCTTTTTGTCAAGTGCCATATTAATCGTTATTATTTGGTTCTGAGTAAATTATCTCATTCATACTCAACACCGTTAAAGTGTTCTTTTCCAAAAGTTGTTGTAAGCCTGGGGTAAGCTTGTCTGTTTCAAATTCCAGTTCCTTACCGGCATACAAACCATAGGTAACTATTCTACCTACTTGCACCAAATCCCGGTAAGTTCTATACTCTTCGGTAATCTCCCCGAGTTTAACTATAACTCCCTTACGAGGAACTCCCTCTTTTACTTGTTCCGGGATAATAAGCCCAGAACAAGTTTGGTTTACTTCTTTTGGTGATAAGATAAGAACCCTGTTTTCAGTTGGACATCCTGGTAATTGTTTGTCAAACTGAGCTGCTACCATAGCAGAAATGAAAGATAGTGAATAATTCATATTCTTAATTTGTTTTTAAAAGTTAGTAATTACTTATAGTTATTATTGTTGCTTCCTCATGTTGGCATTAATAGTCCTCAAGATATTCTCTCTAGACTCATAAGCTCTACATATTGAAATATACTTGTTAGCCTTTTCTACTGCTTTCAAATATCGTTGATATATTGATTTATACTTGGGGGATATATTAGCCTTATGAGCAACGTAATCATTATTGAACCTTTCGTTAGATTCTTTAATAAATATCCAAGCAGCAGAATAAGCTTCATCCTTTTCTCTTGCTAGAGCATCCCTTTCTTTAATATACTTATCTCTTAATGAGCAAAGTATATAATAACTAGTGGGAGATTCCCTTAACTGAGAATTAATGATATTTTCATTAATGGATAATTCCTTAGCAATATCTATGGTTATGATATTGCCCTCGAATTTAACCTTTAGTTTCTTCAGTTCCGTTTTCATGTACTTTCAATAAATTCTTAAAATCTTCTTTTGAATATTTACCTTCTTGAATTGCTTTAGATACCTGAGCAAATGCACAATGATACGCAGTATCTAAACCAGGCAAGTGAAGAATAGATTCATACTTACCAATTATATCAATTAAAGCCTTGAATCTTAAGTCACATAGGTTATCTGTTCCTCCTCTATCTACTAGAGTCATAAACAGAGCCCAATAAATATGAGTAGCATCTTCATAAGCTAACCTTGCATCTTCATCCTTCATTACACCAAATGCCAAATCTTCTAATAATTTGAGATTTGATTGAAGTTGCTCTATCTGAGACCTAACTCGATTGAATACCATTTTATCTCTACCGACTAATCTCAAATTACATAAGTCTAATTGACGATTGAGGTTTTGAATAGAGAACTCTAAGCAGGCAGATATCATATAGGTTAAAGATGATAGCCTATTTGTATTCATTATTTGTTCTTCAGTTGCCATAGTTTATAATATTTTATTATTTATGTTGTCATAGTATCCTCTTTCTTCATTTCTGTAGTGGTAGATACTGAATCTGAATGCTTTATGTTAACCTTACAAGTGGGGCATTGTACTATCCTAAAATAATCTCCAGATTTATTATAAACCCCAAAAGTTTCACTGGTATCATATTCAAATTCGCAATCACATACTGGGCATTTAGCCCTCCATACTGTGGGTCCGTTCAAAATCTTTTTCATAACGTTTTCTTTTCTTAATATATTTATATACTAACATGGGTGATATCCCATACTTCCTAGCAAGTTTTGCTTTTATCATACCAGTATCATACTCATAAAGTAATTGAAGTATATCGGGTCTACTTAACTTTGTATCTGAAAATTTAAACCTACCATCTCTAATACATTGTTGAGTATTTTCCTTAGCAGTACCCCAATATAAGTTCTTATAATGATTATGAGTTCTTATATTATCCTTATGACATACATACTTATGATTATTTGGGTTTGGTACATATACTAATGCTACTAATTGATGAATGTTATAAGTGTACCTATATCCATTCGTATCCCTAATAGAAACTATAACATATCCGTTATTTTTAATTCGATTAAGGGATAATTTTACCCAACCTTTACCCTTATAATTAGAATATACCTTACCATTCTTGGTAACATGGTAATTAGGGCAACCAATGCAATCTAAGTTTCCCTTTAAAATCTTCCTCATACTGCTTTATCTCTTTACTAAACAATTTAGGATAATCCTTAATGATTACATTCTTATACTTCTTATGTTCTTCCATATACTCCTCTACTGAGAAATCTGGTTGAAGCATCTTTCTATAATCATACCCAGGAATAAAAGGTAATTCTTCTGCCATTGACCTACCAATAGAGAAGTCCATTGACATATCTACATCATCCACTTGAAAACCAAAATATTTCTTAGTACTAGGGTTTCTCAATATATCCCATATTTTAAAAACAGTCCAAGTATTAATATATTCAGGCTTTGAGTAAAAATAGGCTGCATCATGAACAGTTGCTACTTCAATCATACGAGGTAATTTACCTTGTCTCATTAACCAATAAACAAGGATAGCTCCAAAGTTGGTCATATTTGCTGCAGCACCTTGACATGGGAAGTTAAGACCTAAACGAATTGCATAAGCAACTTCTTGCTTATCATTTGAATATATTTGTGGGAGTCTTCGTTTAGTACCAAATAATTGGGTATAATATCCATGCTTACGAAGGAATTTCTCTTGCTTCTCTTTAAATTTAAGTATTTTAGGATGTTTCTTAAAGAACTCATCCATCTCTTTACGAGCTTCCTCCTTGGTAACTATAATACCTGCTTTTGGGTCAGATAATTTAACTGCTAGCAATTTATTACCAATTCCATAAATAAGTCCAAATGCAATCTGTTTAGCTTGCTTTCTCCTTACCTTCCATAGTTTATAATCCGGATGTGTTTCATCCTCATAAGCTTTACTGGCTTCTTCAATTGATACACCATACTTTGCTGCTGCTATACCTAGGTGAGGGTCTACTCCTTTAGCAAATGCTTCCAGATAGGTTTCATCTCCAGATAAATGAGCCATCATTCTTAATTCTGCTTGAGAATAGTCGAATGCCATATATAAATAACCCGGAGGAGCAACTAATTGTTTCTTAATATTTGGGTCTACAGATGTCTTTGGTATTTGCTGCATATTTGGGTCAGCAGAACTGAATCGATTAGAATCAGTACCATGTATATTATACCTACCATGTAATCGAGAATCATCTTGGACTTTTTCATGCCAACCCTCAATATAAGTAGTATACATTTTCTGTAAACCTCTTAATTCAAGTAGCTTATCAAGGAATATTGCTTTTGGGGATTCTGGGTCTTTTACGGTTAACCTTAATTCAACTAATGTATCTTCATCTGTACTTGGCTTACCAGATTCATTATTTTTAATTACTGGGAATTTAAAACCAGAATCTGAATACATAAGTTGTGGTAAATCAACTGGGCTACCAAGATTAATAGGTCTTATAAGTTCTTGCTCCTTCTTGGTAGTAAATACTCCTGCACGAATATTAGATATCTTCTGTTCCCTTGAATCAATCTTACGTTTATCTTTTGGGTCATTATAATCTAACTCTTCAAGTTCAGCCTCAATAGATTCGATATACCTTTCTATTTTATCTTGATTATATTTCTTGGTAAACTTCTTTACCCTTGGTAAATCATAAATTGCTTGTCTAGCAGCATCTATCTTTGGTTTATACTCCTCAAGCAATTTCTGATTAAATTCTGTATCAAGGTATAATCCCTCTTTCTCTACCGAAGTTAATACCCGGGAATTACACATAAATAAATTACGGAATACAGAATACATCTTCAAGTCAATTAACTTCTTCTCAAAGAATATCATTAATCGTAATGTAAAGTCTGTATCTTGACAACCATATTTGCATAAGGGGTCTAATTCCTTTTTATCCCAAGGTATCTTATCAAATTTATCTTGCTTCTCATAATCACCATATTCTGGTAGATATCTTCTAACCATATCCTTTAACCCATGTGGTTTTTCTTCGTTGAGAACATATTTTGCAAGCATACCATCTAAGCATGTACCTCTATAATAGATATGATACTTTTGATTAATCTGGTCATCAAATTTCCAGTTCCATGCAACTTTTACAATATCATAATTCTCAATAATCTCTTCCCCAAATTTCCTTAACATCTTCTTCCAGTTCCATCCGGGAGAAGTATATTCTTTAGTTTGGAAATGGTCTAATGGAATAGAAGCACCAAATCCTGGCATCCAAGATACAGAGAGAATTGTTGGCTTGAAACTCTTATTATATATGGGTGAACCATCAGTTTCGTAGTCACAGCAAGCATAACCAGTTGCTTTACAACAGGCAATGAGTTTCTTTAACTCTCTTTTGTTTCTTATTATGTGATATCTTGTTTCCATTATCTAATTCCTTTCAATACCTGATGAATAAAGTACCTAGAATATCCATACTTAAGAGATATTTTCTTTATACTAAGACCCTTTTCTTTATGGTCTATCATTATTAAATTCCTTTCTTTATCAGAAAAAGTATGTATATAATTAGAACCCCTAAAACCTAACTCATAGTTATGTTTCAAATTTTCTGACCTTGGAACTGCTCTTAGATTAGATACTCGATTATCAGTTTTTATACCATTTATATGGTCAATATCATACCCATTTGGTATATTACCAATCCAAGCTTCATATACTAACCTATGTATATAAAACCTCTTTCTAAACAAAGTACATTGTAAATACCCATTAGAAGTTAATGATACCAACCTCTTTCTCCAAGTATTAGAAATCACAGTAGTAGTACCTTTCCTACCATGGCCTTTCCCTTTAACTCCTACCCTTTTAAGAGAAGTAAAAAGGGTACCCCTTTTAGATATATAATATCCAGGGTACCCTTTTATATTTGAATATTTAGTATTCATCTTTCAAATCCTCTAAATTACAAGATAAGAAATGCCAATCTTTTTTGTATATATGCAATGAATCTATGGTATGATATAGATAACCAGGCTTTACACCTACTTCTTGAGCTACGTATTCCATTAATCTCCAAGCTAAATAAATATCATTACCGAAATGTTGGGCAAAATCTGAACTCCTTTGGTGATAACAGATATGTAGTACCTTCTCTCCTTTACCATTCTGACGAATAAGGAAATCATAATACATAGAGCAAGGAATACGTTTACTTCCATCAAGGAATCTTAAGTCTGTACCATGAAATATAGGGAGTACTGCCTTACGAGTATCATTATCCCTTTTAAGGAGTTCGATAACAGATTGCATGGCAGAATCACAATTGAATGATGTACTACCATACAGATATAATTGATTCCAAATACGTTCTGGATAAGTATAATCAAATCTACCATTTACCAGGAACTGTTCCCATAAATCTTTTCTCAGTTCCCAAGCTTTACCAGGATTTAATTCATACCAACCAATTCTTTCCTCAAACTCTGCATCTGCCCATTCTTTTGAATGAGAGAATACAAATAACCATACTGGGTCTCCAAGTGAAGTTAAGCAATATTGTTGGCAAATGAGTTCCTTTGTTTCAAATTCCTCATTACCTTCAATTATTTTATTCTGATAGGTCTTTGGTTTTACAGTTTGACCATAACTGTTGAGTTCTCTGCCAAGTTCTGACATTAACTCAAAAGAATTACTGTAGATTCTCATTCTTCTGTTTCTTTAAAAGTTTCTTCTTATATGCTTTACGTTGAGAATAGGATATCACATTCTCTGGATATTCTATATCTTCATATTCTAATAGCAAGTCCTTTGCTAACAAAGCTTGGTATTCGTATAAGTCCGGACGAAGTACTTTAAAACTCCTGAAGAATACCTTAAATGAAGACCATTCCTTCTCCGTACCATTTTGGATTTTCTTATAAACTTCTTTAACCCTTTTAGTCCAAGGATTACCTATACCCTTGATTACTTTCTTTAGAGGTTTATAAGCTGAGTACATTAAGAGTGTCTCTACATTCCCATACATTTGAGTCGCAAATAGGTTGATTTGTACTGACTGGTCCGGCCCATACACGTATTCTGCCATCCGTTGAATTAATAGGAAGTCGAATATTAACCTCTTTGTAATCTCTGATGCTCTGATTACCATTGTAATAACTGGGATGTCCTCTTGAAATCTCTTCGAAAAAGTTGCAGCAATTAAACATTGTTTACCGTTATCATGGTGATTATTGAACATATACGTAACATTGTAATTCTGATTATATTTGTTCTTCAGGATTCTTAGTTTGCTACGTAAGAGGTCTAACTTATTAAAATCAATATAATTATTCAATAAGCTCGTCCACTTAGTCTCTTTGTAATTAAAACACCTGCCATAATCAAAATCTGGGTCTACCCATGCTTTACGTATTTTTATAAACACATTGTATGCTACTGCAACTCCACTGTTTGCAGTAGCACCCTTATCAAAAAGAACGGGGTCTAATCTTAAGAAAGCCTCGTTCAATTTCTCCCATGCCTCTTGTGAAGTAGCAAACTCCAAAGAGTGGAGGGTCTCCTCCGTATTCGATTGAAGACCCTCTAATTTTCTATTCCATCCACTCATTAGTAATTTGTTTTTTGTCTCCAGAGGTTAAGTCTTTGTTTCTTAAAGAATAACCTGTAGATTGATTCATCTGAAAATCCCTGTAATCCCAAGAATCCCATATATAGGTAGAAAGCTTTTACCAAAGAATACTGAAAGTCTAATTCCTTAGTCATTACTTGGGTTTGTTTCCATGGTCTACACTTAAGAAGATTCCTTGCAATATTCAATTCATATACTACATTGAATAATAATACCTTCTCTTCTTCGTGAGATGCTTCACTTAAAGTATTAAACCCGGGAGTATAATCTTTTACTGATTCATGGTCTTCATCAATCATATTAAACCGATTAACTAAACCAATACTACCTTCGGTAACCATGGCTATACCCAGTGTAATTACGTCCTTCAATTCCTTTACTTTGAAGTCAGAGTAATCGACTACGTAAGACGTCCCCCAGGAGAAGATATCTTCTGGTAGTATATTTGCAAAGTGGAACAAAGTGAATAGGAATCCCAGAGCATCTCCCTGTTCTTCATTGGCATTCTGCAAATGGTTGAGTACCTGAGTATATTCATCCTCTGTTAACTGGTCAATATTCCATCCCCACTTGTGGCATATCTTTACTACCTCAGAGGTAGATTCATAACCCTCCATTAGTTCTTCGATAACCCGGGCAATAAAATCTTTAAGAACTACCTGATTTTGATGATTATTGATATCAACCGGGTAATCGGGTAGCTTTTCTATTTGCCGGTAGCCGTCTAATTGTTCTAACGAAAGAGAATACATTGCTTGTAAATACGTACCTACTTCTAAAGAAGGTACGATTTCCTTGATATTACGTATGTCCATTACTTACTTCCTGTTGAATTAAATCCACCTTCACCTCTTGTTCCCCACATTTGAGATTCAGAATAAAATTCTTCTGATTGAATCTCCTCGGGTTCTGTGAGATAGATTGGTACATGAATAAATTGGGTTGCTTTCTCATCCACCTTTAGAGTCTGTATTACTCGACTGAGATTGATTATACCAATATGAATCTCTCCTACATAAGGAGAATCTACAATCTCTGCAGTATACAGAAGACCTTTTTTAGAAGCAAGCCCAGACTTATTAGCTGCCATGAGCATAGACTCTTGAGGTTCGATAAGAGGTTTAATACCTGATGGGATAAGGATTCTCCCTCCCGGGTAGATTTGAATATCAGTTACGAAGTTGGTAGTTGTATTTACTCCCAATACAAAATCTGGGGTAAAATTATTTGGAGACTGGTTTGCCTCGATTTGAATCAATTGTTGAGGGTCCAAGTTTCTTGGGATATAGAAATCCAAACCTGCATCACCTGCATTACCTCTCGATGGGGTCTTTACGTCTCTTACTTTAATAAATCTGAATCTGTTCATAATATATTACATTGTTTTAAAAGTTGTCCAAAGGTTAATCCTCTTTGAGGAGTTACTCCGAGTGAATGACAGAATCTTTCTACGTCATATTCACCCTGCATAAACAAATCAGCAAGAACATCGTCCTGCCGTACATAATAATTTGGGTTATTAAGATATAACTTAAACATTGCCCATATCATTCTTAACTTACCTACTTTTCCCATTGCATTCTTTATAAAGTTCTCTAATACGTTTCTTAGGTACTTCGAATTTCTCAACTGTCTTTGAGATAATTTCTTTTCTGTCTTTCCCTTTCCGAATCAAGCTTCGGATGAATTTCTTAATACCAACCGTGTCTTCTAATACATCCAAATCTTTGTATTGATTCTTCTGTTCTAATTCTTTCCTTGTAATGTTCAAGTTCTGGGACATCTTGAATGCACACAGTTCTGAATCTCCGCATAATTTACATTCTTTAGTGGATAAATCATACCCAATACCAAAGCATGGGTCTCCATTACTTCCCAATTGAGAGATATCCAAGGGTGTTAGGATATCCTGCTTGGTTAAGTCGGGAAGCATTTGTTTTTTCTTTGCCATAATTAATCATCTATTTTTTTTTCTGTTAGTCTTATGACTGAATCTCCAATCTTCAATTCCGACTCATACAGTGGTAAGTAGGAATGTCCAATTGCATTAATAAATAGTTTCCTGATATCACCCAAGTGTTGTGAGTAACGAGAATCAGTATAAGTTAGTACTCTAACCTGTAGCCCTGAACAGAAAGATAAATCAAAATATACCTTATATTCATTAGCCATTACCTGGATTGATTGTATATCTGATATCCATACCAGGGTAGTACAGTTAAAAACATGGAGAGGAACAAACTCCTCTCCGATTATCTTATCAATGAATTTCTTATATAACTTAGTAATCATAACTTTTGAGTGTTACATTTTGATATTTACAATGAGGACAAGTCCAATCCTTAGTATGCCAAGGACCTCTTAAATCCTTTATATCGCTTTCCTTGAATTTCTTCTTGCAATGATGACATTTGTATTTATATACATCGTAATCATACTGAGATGAATAGAGATAAAGTATTCCGATTATCACTCCCAGTACTGTTAGTATTAGTAAGTATTCCATATCTTTTAATTTAATGATTAATGCCCTATATCCCTCTATTAGATTAATTACTTCCTCCTACCGGAAAAAGTAATTATCCATAGTACTTAATAGAACAGATTAAGTAAGGTATTCTCATAAAGAATGAATAGGATGATTCTTCCATATCTTCTCTAACAGAATAACTTTTAATTCTTGTTTTTGATAATACTGCTTCCTATGTTTACCATGCCTATTAAGATAAGGACCTGGATAATGTAAGTCATCAAGGTAAACCTTTTTCTTTGAGGAATCAGTTCTAACCAAACGACCAAGGAACTGAATAGATTTTTCTTGGCTATCCATACTGGCAGCATTAAGTAAATACCTAAGCTTAGGGAAGTTTTTACCTCGAGCAATGATTGTAGTTGATACCAGGATATCAATCTTGCCTTCCCTAAAATCTTTCATTATTTGTTGTCTTATCTTTGAAGGAGTATCTACATGCACACAGGCAATATTATATTTACTTCCTAGCTTCTTTTTAAAGTATTTGCATAATTTCTCACAGTGTGCAATAAATTTACATACTACGAGTGCAGGATATCTATCTTGTTTAAGATTCCATTTAAGTCGAGAATAAACCATTCTCTTTGCATACTTATTGAAGGTAATAGAATCATCATATACTTCCTTATAGGATACTTCTTCTGATTCCCAATTACCATACCAGGGTTTACTTGGTACCATCTTTACAATTGTATGAGTTGAATAACCTTTCTTAATAGAATCCTTAAGTTTAAACTCCGCAAGTACTTTACCAAAAAATACCTCAAGATTCATATTCTTTACTTTATCCTTGGCAAGCTTACTCATATAAATGGTACCAGATAATCCTATACGAACTCTGGTATTAAATAAACGAGTAAGTACATTTTGATATTGCTTACTACCTGCTTGGTCAGCCTCATCTACCAAAACCATATCTACCTTTGCCAATTCATTTTGATAGAATCTCATGTTACGAGAAATAGATTGAACCATACCAATGGTAAAATTGCTCCAGTTTAATACTTTACCTTGAACAAATGTAATCTGTTCTCCTGGTAGGTATTTCTTAAATTCATCTCTAGCTTGATTCAACCAGTCAGAGTCATTAGTTATTAGCAAAGTCTTTAACTGCTTCTTATAGGATAGATAAAGAGACGACATGATAAGAGTTTTACCTGCATTAACGGTGTAATCTAAAACACCAATCTGAAAAGGTACCTTACCTACTTTGTTATTGATTACCGCTTTAACGGCTTTCTCTTGTTCTGGTCTTAGTTTATATTCTCCTATTTTCGTAACAACTCCATTGACTTTAGGTAAGGGTTGTCGCATATCTACAACTTTAGGTTTAATTCCATACTCAATACACTTTTCATATACTGCAGGAAGTAAACCTATTTTAAATTCACCATGCTTATTAACGTAATGAATTTTACCATCCCAGTTCTGCATACCTCTTTGCCTTGTACGTAAGTAGAAAGCATTTGGATGACGAATGGCAAACTCTGCATAGAGTTTCTGTGCGAACTTAAGAGGTAAGTCAAGTTCGCACATATTCCCATTCTGTATAATTATCCTACTCATTTGATAATTACAGTTACACCTTTCTTAGTAGAATCATCTACTCCCATAGCTTCCTTGATAAGCTTAATGTGATGTTCTTCATCGGCAATTAACTTATTCAACAAATACATCACATCATCATAATCAGCCCGTTCACTATATAAGGCTAGACTATTCATAATTTTCTTATAATTGCCAATGGTCTCTATCTCAGAGTTCCAGGCAATCTTCAAAGCACTTTCAGGAGAAAAACCTATTTCCACTTTAGGATAGATATCCATCACAGAATCCTGTTCATAGGGGTCTGCCTTTTGTAGAAAATCTGATAACTTGTCGTAGTGTCTCATTTCTACTAAACCAATACCAAGCATTAGCTCTGCAATGGGTTCAAACCTTGACGACTGTTGAGTATACATAAGGATAGCACTAATCTCAGAGAAAGGTTTATCCTTTAGTGCATCCTTGAACATATTAACAATATCCTCTGGCCAAGGTTCAATGTCCTTGAAATCAGGATAATCTACTGACTGGTCCGAATACTTGAGGACATCAATAAAAGCATTAGCTGCATCCTCTACTCTGTTACCTAAAAATTTTAAAGCTTTCATAACGTTATGTTTTAATTATTAATCTTATCCCAGAGAGAGCCCTCAACTTGAGGTTCCTCTAAGGATTTTTTATTCTTATTTTTATATAAATACTTATTATACCTTTCTACTGCTTTATCAGTATATAACTGAGCAATATCTGGTAGACCATTACACCATGCTAGAGATTCAAACTGAGCATCTATGAAATCCTTATAATCCCAACCTTCTTCCTCTAAGAATGCTGCTACATAAGCGAAGTGAACATACTTCTCAGGATTCTTTTCATAGGATTCATATATACCAGTTGCTTTAGCAATCTTACTTACAAAGTAATCATGTACCTTAGCAGTGAGTTCTAAATCTGCTGACTGTAATTTAATCTCAGCTTCTGTTTGATTAGTAATGTTATCCTGCATGGATATTAACCTTTGCATAACATTACGATAATCTGTCATCCTCTTTAAACCAGTCTCAATGTATTTAATAAATCCTTCCCGAGTATCAAATTTAAAATCCTCACAAAAGGTATTACATATCTCAGCAAGCTTTTTACATAAAGCCCATTCCCTTGTATTACTTTCGTTTATTTTACGAACTCCTCTATGCTTAAGCTTTATACGAGTAGCATATAATATATCGGCAACAAGGGAAGCATTACCCTTAGATGCTAGTAATATATTAGTTACTTTCTTAGTTGTCCCTTTATTAGAAACAACCACTGCTCTAGTATTTATTGCCTCTTTTCGTGCAATAACAAAAAAAGCCTCAACTGGGAAGTTATCTACCTCTAAGGTATTTAATATTTCCTCAAATTGAGACTTAGTAATGTGAATACTGGGTTCTCTCATTTTACTCTATTACAAACTAAAACACCATTAATACAACCCTCGTTATTATCTATTGGGCATTTCTTCCCATAAAGGTTTTTAGTGGGAGAACCAAATGATACATAATATGAACCTCTATTGGTACCTACATACCAAGTAACATTTTCGGGTAAGTTTAAAGTATAATCCCTAACTTTACCATCAACCATCTCACATCTGAAAACCATATTCTTCCTTGGTTGGGGTTTTTCAAACCAACTTACAACTGGGAAGAAATATCCCATAATTAAAAGAGCAGCCAAAACTATTGAAGTCTTAACTACATAATCGATTATCTTCATCATATCATTAATATTTTAAGTTATATAATATAATAGGTAATCCTTACTCCAAAGAGTTTCGGATTTGAATTCTATGAATAAAGTTATAGAGTGTTTTACGTGACACCTTTAACCTTTTACTAATGTATATCCTACTATTACCTAAACTCAATAACCTATTTAATCTTCTCAATTTTCTATCAGAAATTTTAAAGTTCTCCCAATTAGGATTTTGAATAGTTTTAAATGATTTCCTTCTCTGTTCGAAAATCATTTGTTGTATATTCATACTATGTGTACCCCATTGAAGATTCCTATAATGGTTATTTAAAGGATTATTATCTAAGTGCATTACTTCATTAAACTTAGAAGGATTAGGATTATATACATATACTAAAGCTACCAACCTACTAATACTCAAATTATAACCTCTACCGTCCTTATAAAGTTTTACCTTAACTCTGGCCTTTTTCGAAAGCCTTAGTTTATGCCATTTACCAAACTTATAAGGAGATCTTTCTATCCGTCTTGAATATAATTTTCCATCTCTAGTAATATGGTAACCTATAAAACCTGGTACATTATCTTCCATCATAATGAGTTTTTAAGTTTAATTAATCCCTGATAGGTAGCATATCTAGTTTCATAAACTTTTTTAAGAACGGCTTTCCTACCTAAATCGTTTACATCCCTATTATCCTCAAAAAGAACTAACTTCACTTTCTTGTATTGTATAAGTTTCAATGCCAATTCTATAGCATACTTTTGAGCATCAAAATCTAATAGAATTATATACCGTTGACAAGGTGCTTTTATTAATTCGTTTAGTTGATATTTAGATACAACTTTACCCATTGTGGCAATTCCTCTATCCCCAATAGTAAGGGCATTGAGTGCACCTTCACAGATGTATACCGACCTATACATCTCCAACGCATCATAATTAAATATGATAAATTCTTTGCCAACTCCTGTGATATCTTTGTTAGGGTTGTTATACCGAGGACCTTGCCCGATAACATTTCTCGCGTTATAATATCTAAGTTGTCCTCTGTAATAAAAGGGTATAATGAGGTACCCAAAGTAAGCCCCCTTTGTCGCATAGCCAATTCCATGCTTAGACAACTCAGAGATGACAAAGCCACGGCTCTTGACATATCCTCTAATGCTTTTTGCAACTTGTGACTGGCCAAGGTTAAGGATTCTGAATCCTTCGGGTAGATACAAAGGCTTAGCTTCTGCAAGTTCAACCTTTTCTTCGTGAAATTCAAGCTCATCAAATTTTCCACTATTTAAGAAATTAATTAGTTCATGGTATGTATCGAATCCTTCTATATCCATAACCAATTGAGAAGGATTCGGATGTTCATTACATCTGAAGCAATTGGTTCTATACATTGATAAGTTAACTCCCATTTTTAATTCCCTATGACAATATGGGCATACTGGGAGTTTCATCCAGCCTCTTCGATATTCAAAAGCACCTAACCTCTTAATAAAATAAGTCTTAAGTCTAGACTTAAACTGATTTGTTATTTTCATGGTTTCTAATTGCTTTACGAATTACTTTTCGGATTCTTTTCAAATCCTCAACATCTAAGTTACTGATAGAAGTTGTTTGCCAACCATTATGAGATATTTCTAAAGCTAATCCATCAGTCCATCTGTCTTTTACTACTTCTACATTTTTAGTTCTCATTCCTCTTTTTCTTTTTACCACAGATTCTACAATAGGTTCTCGTACAATACTTAGTATAATACTGAGCCCTCTTTCTACCTCCTTTGTGTGAAAATCTAGCTCTTCGAGGTTTCTGTCGGGTTTCCCACCAATGCTCGGTTACCCAATCATGAATACCGAGTTTGCATTTATATATCTCCAGTTGTCCTTTCTCTTTTCTTGGAATCAGCATCAGGATTACCTTTCTTAAAAGATTCCTCAAGTTTTTTACCGTATAGTTCATCGTAGTTCTTTCTTTGTTCTTTAGTAAACTCTGTACATCTTTGCCTTTCTACATCACACCTAAATAAGGCTCTACCAGAAGGAAGACCATCCCTTTGTACTACAATCTCTGAACGAAGTATGTTATCTTTCTCTTCTTGCTCTGTACTGTTAAGACCCATTATAAATTGAGCATTACGTACAATTGCAATAGAACCAGATATATCGTTCTCATCATATTTAGTTGCTTGGTGTTTCTTACCTTCACGAGTAATATGATGAGCAGTCCATACAACATCTAAATGCAAATCCTCAGCAAGATTCTGTAAGTCAATATATACATTTGAGATTCTATCAAAATCCTCTTTATCCTTTGCAATAGAAGCAAGCTTCCCTGCATAGTCAACCATCAATACCTTAATATCAATCCCTTGGCTCCTAAGAGTAAGTATCTTCTCCCTTATATAATTGCAGTCAGTAATTAATGCAGGTACTCTTTCAACGATTAATTCAACTCCAAACCTTGCAAGTTTCCTTAAATGCTTAGCCTCGAGTTTATCATAATCTCCAGTATATAATTCCTTCTTAGTTTTATTGATACTGGATTGAATGAAACGGTCCATGATTTGTTCTTGACCATTTTCTGTATCCACATAATAAACTGACTTCTTCATTCTAAGGTAACCTCTTGCAAGGTTAACCATGAAGAATGTTTTCTTTGCTTTAGGTTTATCCAAGATTACATTGATTGATGCACCTGGGAATCCTCCCGCATTGGTTAAATCGTTTAGTTGCCTAAATGGGCATGGTACTACTGAGGGTTCTGCCTGCCTTTTAAATTGACGTTCAGTAACATCTCGAATCATGAATAAAGGTTCATCCTCTTGTTTAGGTCTACTTCTTTGTAAAACCTTCTCTACCTTTCTAGAATATTCTTCGTACTGTTCGAAGTTATCTAAGTCGAATGAATCATTTAAGTTCTTCATTTCAACATAAGTAGAGAACTGATAGATTTTCTCTTTAATATATTCTGAATCAGATAATTGAATTGAATAAAGATTTTTGATAACCTTCTCGATGTTTGGGATATCATCCTTAGTAACCAGGTCAACATAGTTTTTAGATTCTAGCATTTCTCTGAGTACTTGTTTAAGGACATTCTGTGAGGGTATCTTTCTTTGCTTCTTGAAGTATTTAAGTATACCCTCACAAATTAAGGAATGTTCGATAAGTACTAAGTAGCTTGGTTTTATTCTGCTTAGTACTAAACCTCCTTCCTTATCTTGAATAATGAACCTGAGAATCTCTAACTGAAAGTCAGGTGCAAAACTAAATTTAATTTTATTCTTTTTCATACATTTTGCAATATTATATACTAATAGATTTTGATAGTCCTCATGTAGTTCTGAACTCATGTCCACAATATCTAGTCTTCTTATCCTCAGCCGTTCGGTGAAATTTTTTGATATTCTTATATTATATAAAATATATTTATTATATTTGCATAACGAAATACTTAAAGAATATGAGGAAATGTAATGGAAACAATGGTTCAGAGCTTCATAGATTAAAACCCATGCAGGATTATGATGAAGCAATGTTTAATCGGTTATACAAAGTTTGTAAGCCAGTTATTCGGAACCTTACCAAACAGATTGATTACAAAAGGTTTAACCTTACGCCAGATATAATATCTTCTTATTTCTGGGATAAAATGTTATTTGTTTTTAATAAGTACTACGGTACTTGTAGTGAAGAACATCTTAAAGCAAGAATCCTTTCTTCTCTTGCTACATTTAAGAATAAGCTTCTTCGATTTGCCTATGGAGAGATTGCAGAATACAATCAGAACCTATTTAAACTTGAAGACTTATTTGATAATGATAAAGAGTTAGAAGATGACGATGAAGAGGTTAAGGCTAAGGAAGAAATGCTTGAATTATTATATAAGTATATGAAAGAGAAGTTATCTCCCGATGCTTATATGGTATTTGAAGTATTACTTACTCCACCTCCTTATATTAAAGAACGAATTAAAGATGGAGAAAGAATCACCAATATAATGCTGGTTGAGTTCTTTGATATGCCTAGAACTAAGAAGTCGGTTAAATACATAGGAGAACTCAAACAAGATATCTTATATTGGGAAGAGAAAGCTAAAGAAGAACTTCACTACTAAACACAAAAGAAAAGGGGCGTTTCCCAACGTCCCTCTCCTCTAATCTTTCATAAATTAAAAGTTTTTCTTAGTGTTATTATATTATAGTTTTATAATATAAGCCAGTACGTAGTAAGGTGGTCTATTCTCATGAGCTTGGCCTCCTCCAGCGTTATAGGTATTATGATTCCACAAGCATACATAAGAATTATCGTTATCTGTTTTATTACTACCAGTAAGATTATTACCAATCCATTGCGTACCATTAACACCGTACATATCTGCATGAGCTTCGATATAATAAGCATCCTGGAACTCATGGTTATGAGCAGGTATCTCGGTAGTACTCAAAGTTACTTTCTCTTGGCCACCCGTATTACCAATCAGATTATAATCCTCATTACCAGATGACCAACCTACAATAAATTTACCTGATAAGTCTGGAGTTTGTAAGTCTTCTACTATTTGCCCATTACATAAAGCCCATCCCTCTGGTACAGAAACTCCATTCCACATGGCAATTAATCCTCTTGGTATATTAGCTCCTGCCATACCACCAAGTTTCTCATCAATGTAAGCCTTGATATCAAAGTTAGGGAATCCTTGCAACAGTCGTAAGAGAGTTTCTATATTGGCTTGTTGCATTCCATGGATAGCAGTATTATATTCTACTGGTTGGGGAAACTTTCCTGCATAAGGAACAATAGAATATTTCTCTACTGAGTTATCCATGGAGTTAGTACCTTGACCATAAATACCAATTAATACCATTGAGGATTTATCTACCAAGCCTTGGGATACAGAAGCTATAGCTCTGTTCACTAGAGACTCATATGATAATTCATTATCTTCTAGTACGTTTGTTTTTGACAAATTTCTAGAATCCTTAGGTGTTGGGTATAGAGGGTCTACTGACTTCTTATACAGAGAGTAGAATGAATTAGACTCATTCCAAAAAGCCCTGAACTGTACTGGATTTTGTACTGGTTCTTCCAAGGGAGTATGATAAGCAAATACAATCACATCCTCGTTAGAACCTTTAGAACCTTCTATATTCGGTATACTGATATTAGCACTATCGGATATATAGATTGTACCATCTCTAGCTATACAACCAAAGTTAGTATCTGGGCCTTCTCCAGAATCTGCAGCTTTAGTCATATACCTTGAAAGAATTCTATCCTTTATTGCTTGATAAGCAGGAGATGTAGGTTCTCCATTCGGTAAGAGAGTGATTGCATTATTTACAATCGTTGCTGAGCCAAATCCACAAAATGGACCCATGCCTACGGGTGCAGCTATTGCTTCAGCTGCATCTTTAGACTTTATTATACCTTCATAATCAAAATACGTTTTCATAATGTATCTTCGTTATTGTTATTACTCTTATATTCTTTCGATTGGTTTTTCATATCTTGGAAAGCTTCTCCCACGTCCTTAAACTTGAAGGTTAATAATTTCCAAAAGATGGACCAGATACTATACTTCTTCTTTATACCATGTAAAGTACATATGTGACCATAAATACTATCTATTTCGAAACAATAGCATAATACCATTATCGTTATAGATACTGTTATCGGATTTAATCCGTAAGGTTCACCGATGGCTTTACCTATTACGGCACCAAGTAAAATGTAACACAGATAATCAATGATTTTATTAAGAGTTCTCCTCCCGGCTCTAGATTTTCTTATTTCTATGCCTTGTACCCTACTTGCAGATACTCCAAACCAAAAGTCTGCAATAATTAATACAAAGGCTAATAAAATCATCCACCTTAAATCAAAGACAATGGCATAACATTCAGAAGTAAATCCAATGATACCAGTTTTAAATAGTGTGTTAAAAGAGCTGCTTTCCATTTTTGTTATTCTATTTTAAGTGACCATTCTGTTCCTTCCGGAACTAATATATTAATACCTTGTTCCGAAATATCATTGGATTCCCAAGTGAGTTCTGTCTTATCAACCACATCTAGTAGGTTTACTATAAAGACTGCCTTAACCGAGGGATTAGCTTTCACATAGAAAGTATGTTTACCTGGTAAGTTAGTAAAGAACTGATAAGGACTTGGATGAACTACATCAGGAGCCGTCTCATATACAATATCTGAAACTTCTCCAGTATCCGAAGTACAGGTTACAATGGTAGATACCCCTTGTACATATTTACTTAGTTCTGCACTTACAGGATTACAAGTTAAAGTATACTTAGGTATAACTTCCTTAACTGTAAGATTTACTACTGAGCCTTGATAATAGAATTCGTAACTACCAGCTTTATCAAAAGTAATAAGCGTATTCGAACTATATTTCTCGGATGAACCTTTTAAATCAATATTAGTTATCATACTACCACCATCTCCCCAACGTAGGTAGAATTGGCAATTCTTGGATTTAGTTAATTGATAGCCTGCCTTGATATACTTCCCTGCATCTGCTACTGCTTCTGAGTAAGGTTGTAATTCATACCAATTGTCATCGGTTTCATCTACGGGTTCTAACCATAGGTAAGATTGAGGAGCAGGTACATATTCTAATACCTCTACCTCTACTGACTTACTAACATCTCCTACGGATTCAAATTTATAATCTCCAGCCTCATTAAATGAGTATTCTGTATTTCTACCGTAGTAATAATCTGGACCTACTACATAACGATTAGTTAATTCAGTAGTACCCAGTTTTACCCATGTACCTTGAGTATTCTTTTTGTAGATATTTACTTCAGTATCAAAGTAACTATCTAAACCGGCACTTTCAAAAGTAGAATAATAGATTCCCGATGTAATCCAAAGATTAACTGATGCAGAACCTTGAGCATTTAGGTTTAATCGTTTATTAGATACACCTATATTATATGTAATGGTATATCCCAACCTATAAGCTACTACCGTACCATAATTACTGGTATTACCTGAATCATCCTTTGTACACCTGAATTGGAATGTACCAGTAGAGGTAGGTGCCCATCTTTGACCATTACGAACCAATATACCTGGGTCTGAAGTACATACAGCAATGAGTTGACTTGTATCTTCGTTTGGGTCTGAAGAACGTATAGTTATCAAAGATTTCTCACCGTTAGTGAGATTAATGTTTCTAGGTTCACAGAGTACGGTATAGTTAGTAGCAATTGCTGTTACGGTTAAAGTAACTTTCTTTGCAGGAAAGTCTGCAATAACCCATTCATAGGTACCAGCAGAAGTTATCTCCCAAACAGAGCCAGAATCTTTGGTTTCATAAGTATTAAGTAACTGTACAGATACAGGTTTAATATTACCCCGATAATTCATATTAGCAGTTACTCTTACCTTGATTACAGGGTTAGTACCGGTGATTACCAAATTATCTGGGTCTGTACCTCCCTCTACCAGGTCTGCATAAATATGATAAGACTTGGTATAATACTCTAAACCTATATCCACATAAGTAGTTACCGAAGTATCTCCTACACTTCGAAAATAATACCTTTGGTCACCTTTTCTTGCATAGAATATAGAGCCACTTTCGTATTTCTTTGAACTCCATTTATTCTCAGATGGTTCATATCCAGTTACCTGATATCTTAAATCTGCATCATCATAATCTGATGTAACGGTTACTCTAATAGGTATTTCTGTTATATGCCCAGTCACAATCTTTGCAGGACTGATAAGAGGTTCAGCTTTAATCCTATAATTATAAGCTAAATCAAATCCATAGGTAATTTTACCAGATACATTATAAGGTAAGAACCTATCGAATAATTTATCGATTGATTGTTTGAAAGCCTTGAACTCTGGTGTGGGGGAAGTAAAACCATGACCACTTATAGATATACTGACCTCGATACATTGAGCACAACCATAAATCTTATCATAATTGTACTTATCATATTGAGAATAATCGGTATCATATAGTGGGTCTACCTTTTCCCATTTATCCATTGCTCCATCTGTTGGGTCTGTAATTGTACAAGTTAACCCATACATATTAAAAAGGATTTCGAAGAATTTCCTTGAGCCCCGAATCTTAAGTAATGATATTGAATACTTTAAGATAGTTCGAATTTGTTCATCGCTTAAGTTAGGAACTCCTTTGTGTTCTCCAGTTCTAGCAAATGGTAATGCTCCCAAGAACTCCCAGAGGTAATTTAAATACCTCTGCTGAGTTTTATCGATATCGATTATATCTAGAATATTATCAATATCTTTAGTTATATCTTCTTGGAAATAGTTACCACATATTTCTAGAAATCTTTCTAATATGCCCTTACCGTCGACTTTATAAGTATCTTGCTCTTTAAATTCGAAAGGTAAGAAATCAATTAGGTTTTTAAGATTTATCATACGATTTCGTTTACTTTAAGTGTTAACTGACTTGAGTCTTCGAATACCGGGATATTATAACCTGGGTCTGTATAATCCTTGTTAGGTTCTGCAATGGTTATGATATATCTAAATCCGGATTGATAACCATTGTTCTGGATATCCAAGGCAAATACAAATCCATTTATAGTATCTCTAATCTGTGTAGTCTTACCCACTTGGCCATCATAAGAAAAGCCTCCCTTAACTGAACGTACTGTAAACTGAGTACCTGAAGAGAAAGATATAAAGTAAGACATACTACCATTAGCTTCATCCAATTGGAATTGACCAAGGATTAATTCCTTGTTACCATATACTGTAGTAGGCCAAGGTTTAGTATAGAACTTCTTCAAGTGTAAATAATCTACAGATTCAAGATTATCTATTAGTGCATAGATATCGGAAATTCTTACGCTGCCACCAATATCGGAATTCTCTGGAGAATAAGCATTAAATAATGCACTGAGAATCTGTGATTGTATTTCCGAAGTTTTATAAGACTTCTTCCCTGTAACTTCTACATCCAAGATAATATTTACTTTACCTGCAGACTTAACGGTTAACCAAGTAGTAAGTGGTGAGTTCTGATGTAATACATCATATACTTTTTGAATAAGGTTAGAGTCAGCAGTAGCACCATTATCAGGAGAGATGTATACAATCAATTTTCTACCACATTCATATTCAGCTTTAGCTTTACTAACTCCATCAACTAACTTGGCTAAGTCAATGAAATCTTGTTTAGTGATAGCAACTCCCATGGTCTTTACACTCAAAGGTATGTGTTCCTTGAGCATACTAAAATTCTCATAGGATGAACCTCCACCTGCAGCATAAGTATTAGATACAGTAGCATCCGTTACTGATGAAGATATAACTGAAGGTACAGAAGTAATCATACCAGATTTTACATTACCATTGATACCAGTAGTAAGGTAGAACTTAACTTCAGATATCTTAGCATTAGCTGCTGGCTTCTGTCCATATTTACCATCACCAAATAAGATATAAGGGTTTAAAGCTTCATCCATGGTAACCATGAAATGTTTATCGGTTGGTTTTGAGTAAGCAAAGGTGTTTACCAATACCCAAGATTCTCCACCAATCTTCATACTCATAGTTCCATGTTCGTAATACTTACCATTAGGTAGTGTACCAAGAGTAATAGTTACCCTTTCATCTGAAGGTATAACCATACCATTTATCTGGCTTTCTGTATATAATTCATGTTGTACAACTGGAACTTTACAAGTAGTTACATTAGCATACCAAGTTACATCCCTAGAAGATAACCATTTGTTACCATTAGAATCTGTAAATAAAGTTCCAGAAGGTATAGTTAATTTAGCACCAATAGAATCTCCAGATACATCCCTGGATACTACCAAATCTACTGATGCTGCAATAGCACCTCTTGCATGATAATCTACCAAAGCTCCATGCCTAACTACTGAACTGTATTTACGAGCAGTGGGTAAGAAGGATTCCCTTGCCATATTATCAATGTAGTAGTGAAGAACTTCGGCAATTGCCGCAAACAATGAAAGGATAATGATTAATATATTTCCTTCCGAGTAATCAGTTACGAGTACATTGCCATCTTTGTCTTTGATATTCGTAAGTGATTCTATCAGCTTGGCCTTAATCTGTTGGTAAGACCTCTGATAAGGGTTGAGCCATTTATTAGTGATTCCCATATTAATAAGAGTTTAATGAATTTTCATTTTTATCATAGGTCAGGTACAGGTACTGACTAGTAGAAGTTTCATTAACTACATAATGAACTTCTATGTTTATTTTAGCACCTTGTCTAGAAACGGTGATACCCTTAAAGGTAATCCTTTGTTCCCATGCACCAATTGAGCTTTTAATAAACTCTTTAATAATAAAACTTAGGGCTTGTGTATTTGGCTCTTCTATACATTCCCATAGGCGATTCCCAAAGTTTTCCTGTCGAAATCGTTGTCCTATTAAATAATACATTATAGAGCTTATATTATTTCTTACCAAAGCCATATCACCATTAACAGGATACCAACCTGTTTCACCCTTTTCGTTTCTTGTAAGTTGAATAGGGAATATCATACCCTTTCCAACAATGTTAGTAAGATAGTTATCCATTAGTGTATACATTTAATGTCCTCATAATCTTCTTGTTTGAAAGTAGAGAACGGTTGACTTGCTTGAGTTACGGTAGGACCTGAAGAACCAGGTCCAGTAGTTACACCCGAGTGTACGTGAGAATTGAATAAAGTTCTTAGAGTTTCCAGTTCTTTAATGGTATTATTGAGTTTCTCGGTTAGTTCTTTGATATTAACTACTCCTTGATTCTCTCCCTTATTTAAGATTACTGTATCACCAGAACCTACACTTACATCTCCTTGTGCTTGAATAGAAATGTTTCCCTTAGCAGCAATGCCTACATCTCCATTTATATAAACAGTTAGCTTTCCATTATCATCATCAAGTACCATTACATTTCCTTCTGGAGTTATAATACCCATTTTATTAGGACCATCCAAAGGGTCTGGTATTTGTTGTAAACCCCAACCATGGTATTCCCATAGGGGTTTAGTTGGGTCTCCGAATTCGAATGTAACAAATACTATATCTCCAACTTTAGGAGCAAGGTACTTGAACCCATTATTGATAGAACCGTGTTGGCCTTTTGCATAAGCCCATGTAATGATTCCACCCATGACTTCTGGACAGCATACTTTAATACGGTTCATATGTTTCTCCGTATCATTATTATCTACCACTATGCCACGGTAGACAGAGTAGTATCTACCTAAACCTTCGATACCCTCTTCTGTTAATAATTTAGCTGTTGAGTACATTATTTCTTGTTGGATTTATATCGTTCATAAGCTTTCATTGCCCAATTAAACTTGTTGGATTTATATCGTTCATAAGCTTTCATTGCCCAATTAAACTCATCAAAGTTATACCTTTCTTTCATAGAAGGAGTAACCTTTGATTGGTCTGCCTTTATGACATTAGTTTTACCATAGAGTGCAGTACCGTTGGAAGTTACTACTGTGCCTTCTGTACGAACGGTACCTGCAGCAAGAGCTTTTGGGTCTTTAGCATTTATCTCGTCATAATAGAACTTATTCTGTAAGAACTCTCCTGCACCTTTCTTATCAATAATTCTACCCTTATCATCCATAAACCTTTCTACAAAGTATACTACTTCATTATAGGTAAAATCATGTACAATATCAGAAGCATTAGCAGTATTCTTTTTGTTCTTACCAAAATCAGTTTTAGCAGAATCCTTAGCATCATTACTTACAATATCCTGAGTACTAAGTTGAGTCTTAGATGTAGTCTGTCCATCTCTAGCATTATTCTTAACCAAGTCTAATGTACAAAGATAACCTTGACCAGCATCCATTGAATGTTGTACTGATTTGATATACCAAAAACCTGACCACCTTTTACCTACATTCTCTAATGAAATTACTTGAGAAGATTGTAATGAAGGTCTACCAACTACAGTCATTTGGCATACTAATTTTCTTTCGGATATCTTAAGACCACCGTTAGCATTAGCATTCATTGCCCAGGTTACTTTATCTGCTCCACCATATCTACTGAATAGGTTATGATACAATTTGTAAATGGGTACTAAGAATGGTACCTTCTTCATTCTTCGTATCTTAACCTTAGCTTTAACCTTTCGAGTCATAGTAGGTGTAGTAACCCCATCTCCAGAATATTCTACCTTATAGGTATCTGGGTATACTGTAATATATGGATTCTTTTCCATTGCAGATATACCTCTTTGAGATTGGTCATCTATCATCTTCTTCTCATAAGGATTACTTGAAAAAGTTCGGATATCTACCATGTGAGTTATGGTTCTACCTTCTGGGTCGTATTCCCGAGGGTCTACCCATTCTTCTGCAAGGTATTCCATTTTATACTCTCCAGTAAATAGATATCTTTCATTTTCTAGTAATTGCCTAAGATTACTTTCCAACTCTTTGCCATTCTTAGAGTTCTTCAAGATTTGCTGAATAACCCTTTTCTTATCGTTGGGTAAATTGTTTACAGCGGTATTAATAGCTTCTCTATATTGCTCAGTACTTAAATTATCTAAAGCCTCCTGTTTACCAGCATTGTAAGCTACGTAGGGTTTCTGAGAACCATACTCTTTCATTGCAGCATTATACTTCTGAGCTTTGGCTCCATACCTTTGTTCTGCTTCCATCTCAGCAGCAATATTAGTAGTAGGATGACTACGATAATCTTCGTAAGGTACACTACCATAATTTACTACCATTGTATTATCTACTTGAGCTACAAATGGTTTGAGTAAAGTTACTTCCTCTTTCTCTTTTTCAGGTTCTGTGATATCTGTTGAACCAACAATTAAACCTTTATCTTCTGGGTCTAAGGCTTGAGTTAATTGGGCCTTTGCCCTTTTAGTTACTTTCTGAGTACTGAAGGATACTCTAAGTACTTCTCCATTTTCGGATTGATAAATGTAATTGTATTCTGGTTCTTCTTGAAACTTACGGTTGTGTATGTATATTACACCATCACGAGAATCTATATACCAGGGACCATTTGAATACCCTTTCATCTTTTGCTCTAATTGAACTAAGATGTTATTCCCTATTAATCCCAAGTCACTATCTATCAGAGACTTTAAATCACTTGGCATAGCTACTTGAGCTATTCCACTAAACCGATTAGCGTAAAGTATCTTTCCAGTAGTAGTTCGACTTTGCTCTGTCGGGACCTGTAGTGACTCGTAAACTTTATTACTTATTACTTGTTTAGCCATTACTGAAATATTTCTATGATTACGCCTATATCATTGTTACAACCATTATCCAAGAAGTTGGATAAGCTGTATTCCGATAAATCTGAATGAGTGTAAGGTGGTTGGAATCTTAAATCTCCAACTGTATCTATACACTTAATCGTCACATGAGTGCCAGTGGAATCGAATACACAATCCAAATCTCTAACCTTAATACTGCGTACTGGGCTAGAGATAAATTGACCATCAGGGTATATGTATCCCCACTGAAGATAAATAATCGAGCTTTCCTGGAGGTCTTCGATATCTACCGTATCTGGGTCTCCAGTATCAAATGTAATGGTAGCTAAGTTCTCTTTCTCCTCATCATATTTGTAGCTCCAATTACTTATATAAGCGCCAAGAGGTATGCCAGTAATGGGATTCATTATAGGCATACCTCCAGAATTGAACAGAGCCATGTAAGGTGTTGCTGTTCCATTATAAAGTATTGGTTGGTTAGGTTTTCTAGTTGCCGCCATACATAGGTATTCTTAAAATTTGATAAGGTTCTAATTCTTGAAAAGAGTTCAAGATATTATTAGCTTCAGCAATCAGGTACCACTTACCAGAATCACCATAATAACGATGAGCAATACTCTGTAGGGTTTCTCCATCTAATACAGTATGTTGTTTATCGTTATCAGTGTAAGGAACGTTTGGAGGAGTTACCTCTAATGAATAATCTCCCTCATCATACTTAAGAGCAATGGCTCCATCATAGGGACTTGCTCCTGTTAGGTATTGATTTAAGTCTATCATATCTGTATCCCTTTCGTATTCTTTAAGTCATCTTCAGTTACAATATCTTGGTAAGATAAATTATAAGCACTTACCCTTTTGAAGATTAATTCTTGGGTTGCAGCTGCAGGCAATAACTTTAAATCCTCGATGGTACATGACTTACCTGCTACTCGAGTCCTTGAGGCATTTCTAAAATTATTCAAGGTATAAGTTGCAGATGTAAGGATATACTGATGATTATCAAATATACCAGAACTACCCCATTCGATTTTTAAAATCGGAGGGCTTGCCTGGTAAGAATTTGCCTTAGTCCACATTTCCAATAGTCGGCATTTAGTAATTACCTCTTTTGGATTATCGGGGTCATTACAGAACCAAGATACATTAAATTGAATTATATCTTCACTACCAGTAAAATGATACATGGGAGTATTACGTCCCATAGATTTAATTGTTGCCCAAGTAGTTTCTCCTCTAAAGTCAACCGAAGTTGGTCTATTCTGAAGAGTAATATATTGGTAAGGACTGGCAGTAAGATTATAAATCACTACTTGATTCATACTTCTTACTTCGGGCATTACCAAAAAGAGTTCTTTATTCTTTGTAACGTTTTGACCTTTAGCTGGGTCCATTTCTTCATATCCAAAAGGAACCCCACCTTCTACTTGATGTTTTAATTCCATTCGGTACTGAGCCTGAATCCTTTGATTTAATTTGGGATTCTTTGAACTAGCTCTTGGTCCAAATGGGTTATTAGGGTCATATACTTTACCCTTATCTGCAGTATCTTTAGGCAAGGTTGAGATTGCCCTGTTGAGGAAAATCCTGGCCCTCCAAAGTTTATTTAAAGGACCAGTAAGAACTCCTGCAGAATCTCTGGTAAGGTCATTATACTTTTCAACAACCCCACCTGCTATTTGATTTAATATTCTTGCCATAGTTGTTTAGTTTAATCCCAATGATATACCAGTAAAATCCTGTTGGCCACCTGGAGCAAAATCTCCTGCCTCATTTCCATCTACCGATATGTTAATTCTTGAATCCTTGAATCCATCCCTAATGGCACTTCTAACGGCATCAACAAAAGCCTGTTGATTTCTATCCTGAATAGAAGCTTTGGTTTCTTCGGAGTTTAATGCTGCAGTATTATTATCTACGGAATTAGTAAGACCTCCAATTACGTCAATTAATGCAGGGATAGCTATAGAAGCTAGTAGTCCCCAAGGCCCTCCTAAGAACCCTAAAAGTCTACCACCAAGTAATCTAGCACCAAATCCCATAGCACCTTTCTTAGCAATCTGTTGGCCTGCTGTTTTAGTTACAGTAGAACCTACTGCTGCACCAACACCAGCACCTGCAAGTGTACTCATTGAAGTAAACCTTCCTTGGGCATCTCTTGCTACTACAGTACCTTTCCGAGTTCTACCAACTGTACCTCCCATGGGCAATGCAAAGAATTTACCTGGAGCCATTTGCATAGCAGTCATCCTCATCATCATTGCCGAGATATTTCTCAGGTGACCTTCAAGGATTGAAGCTTGAACATTAGTTCTTACCATACCTTCTGCCATACCATTAGTCTCTGTAGTAGCTAAAGCTTGGAAGGTACTTATCATTCGAATTGTACCTTGAATAAATTTGAAGCCTTGATATATGGTACCTATTACTGCTCCAGTTGCAACTACCTTTACCAAGAACTTACCTGCCCAAGTTTCTTGCATACTGTTAATAATTCCCAGGATACGAGAACCAAGTTTTAATACTGGGTTAAATACTTCGGCAAGAGTTGAGCCTGCAGTTACAATAAAGTTCTCCCAGTTTGATTTAAACTGTTCAATAATACCTGCAGGAGTTTGTAATCTTTCTTGAGTTAAGTTTTCTACAGTACCGCTTGCAGCTCCAACCTTGTCCATAAGTTCTGTAAGCTTATTAGCTCCAGTCCAATAATCTTGAAGTAAAGCTGAAGCAGCTCTTGTACCTCGAACTCCAAAGATATTAAATAGAGCAGATGAGATATCTATACCTCGTTTACCTCTAAGCTTATCGCCTAAGATGGTTATAATCTTATCTAATCTCAAAAGATTACCAGAGGCATCTACTAGAGAAGCTGGGTCTATACCTAAAGATTTTAGCATCTCACTACCTCCCCTTTTCTGCCCGGTTACGGAAAGAGTTAAATAGCGCATCATATTTGCCAATGCAGTACCAGCTGATGAAGCTTGGATACCTTGATTACCAAGTACTCCAATGGCTGCAGCTGCATCACCCATACTGATTTTGGCATTTCTAAATTCTGCTCCTGAATATTGGAAAGATTGGGCAAGGTCTGTTAGAGAAATATTTGCAGAGGTTACTGCAGTTGCCAATTGGTCTACTACCTGAGTAGCATTCTGTGAAGGTATATTAAAGGTCTGCATGATGTTAGTCACCAAGTCAGCAACTCCACCTTTCTGACCAAGAGGCATACTGAAGATAGAAGCTAGCTTAGCTGCAGGGCCAATCATCTTTTCGATTTGCTCTACATTGTTACCAGCCATTGCCAAGTATCTTTCTCCCGATGCAATATCGGCAGCAGTAAGAGGAGTTACCTCATTGACTTCTTTGGCTACTTGCATTAGCCTTGCCTGTTGAGCAGCATTAGCCCCAGACATTTTAGAAGCTAAGAATACTTGGTCGTATACTCCTGCAGAATATTGGTAGGCCCTTGCCATACCTCCAACCAATTCTTTTCCAAACTCAAAAGCATTAGAGGTTGACATTTGAATACCTCTATTCCAGGTATTCATATCGTTCATCATTGTTCTAAATGAATTCGATATTCTGCCAGCCTCATTAGAGAATCGGTCTCTTAATACCATTGCAACACCGACCTCGACTAAGCTTCTTCTGTCTATCATTTTCTAGTTTTCTTTTTTAAGTTTTCATAATATTCTTCGGCTATATCCTTAAATCTTTTTCTTTCTCTATACGGAAGACGCAAAAAGCTGAGATAATCGAGGACTATCTCAGCTCTACATATATAAGTGAATGTACCTGGATGGTCTACGCTTCCGTCAGGTAGAAAAAAGTTGGTGAAAGCATTATAGGATATTTATCAATTCTTCCTGGTATACTTGGATGTTCTACATCAGTATTACCATCGAAGACTGGGTCGTATTCAAAGATTGTTTTACGAATCTCTGCAATGTCTCTTACTGAAAATAAATGGAAGCTTTCTACCTTTTCCCATTTACCATCAATCTGAAGATGTAGGTTCCTTGCAACTAATGCAGCATTACGAGTCTGTTTTTCTACTGGCAAAGTAACCAACATCCTTTCTCCTGCACCTGTAAGTAAATCGAATTTAACTACCTTGCCTGAAGAAAGAGTTACTTCATAATCTGTAAGTTTACCTTGTTCAGGGTAATAAGGAATAGCATTTGGTTTCTCTGCCAATTCTTTTTCTGAAGGTAGAGTTCCGTAATTTTCAAAAAGCATTTCGCTTAATGATTGACCATAAACTTGTTTACCGCCTTCTTGGCCCCAATCATATTCGAATTCTACCTCATCGCCTAATGAGAAAATCCTTGATTGGAATAAAATACAGTAACGGTCATTCAAAGGAATACGGTCTGCATCCTCTACTGTTAATCTACGAGTAGGAGTAAAGTCTGTATCTACTACAATTGCCTGAATAAACTTAGTAAGGTTCATAAGGTTTCTTACATCCATTGGATTAGATAAGATATCCTCATCTGCACCATTCTGTTCCCTGATTGAGTATTTATAACCTGCTGGGGTTATGAACTCATGTGTTCTACAATTTAATTCCATGTTAATAAGTTATTTTGGTTATACTTTAGTTCATAGTGTTCGCTGTAACAACAAGAAAGGGGTGAGCCCTTTCTAGGAATCCCACCCCTCCCACCTAAAAATCTTAGTGAAAATAGACTAAGCGTTTTTAATACTTATCTACGGTACCTACTGAGAATTCGATACTTTCGATAGTGTTCTCTGAAGCCATTCTGTCCAAGTCTAAACCTGTAATCTTACATGGCCATACCTCTTCGAAGAGGTGGGTGTTAAGTACGGAAACTCCATCTTCGGCAAGTTCATTTACGATTACATTTTCCCAGTATTGGCTTGGTACCAAACCTCCACCAGCAATCATATCTTGGCATGAATAAAGCCAATCATGAAGCCATGTATCTGAACCTGCAGTAGTTAAAAGTTTACCTACTACTAAGTTACCTACAGTAACTCTACCGGCAGTTTTAACGTCCCGGTTAACGTCTCCATGAGCAACCTGGTCAATCTCTACATCTGGCAAAGTACAAGTTTGGAACAGATAAGTATTGATTGGGTGCTTAGGGAATGTGATACTCCAAAGGAATTTCTTTCTTGGATTCTTTACTTTTGCTCCCATGTTTTCTTAATTTTATTCGTTAACGTCCTGAACGGATACGGACTTGGATGCCTGGTCAATATAGATGCCCATAGTGATTTCTTGCATCGGAACGATATCCTTGAATTTCAGGGTTGCTTTGTATTTACCTTGACGAACATCGGCTTCATTGTTAACCGATAAGTCATTGTACGAGTTAGCGTCTTGGTCACCCATCCAGGTGTATTCAGACATGGCATCTTCATCTACCAAGTTATCCAGCATTGGTTTAACTTCTAGATAAATCTTATTCCAAGTGTTCCAGATATTTGGTTCTTCCAAATACTTTTCTAGAATAGGTCTAAGATTCTTTTTGAGATACAGATTCAATCTTACAATTGCAAGGAATCTTTCTGAATCCTGTTTTACCTGAGAAGAAAAACAATGCCACAGCAAAGTTTGTTTACCTTGGTTAGGAACATCTTTGATACAGATTATATTTGCATAATTCTGTGCTAACTCATTGAGTTCCTTAGTTCTTGAAGGAGAACCATAATTTGGGCATACTGGACCATTACCATCATAGATAATGCCCCGATTCATACCAGCAAATGATTTCCAAGGTCCAAACTGAGAAGCAGAAGCATCTCCTAATCCTGCAATGGTACCAAGAACATCTGAATCTACCAAGTTACCGTCGGCATTATAGTATTTAATACCACCACCAAAGTAAGCAACATACTTACTGTTACCTACAGTACCAAGGCAAGTCTGAATCCAAGTGATGATTGATTTCAAGTCTCTTGGTTGGTCACCCTGAGTATAGTGAGTAGTATATTTTGGTACTTCAATGTAGTAGGTATATTCTTGCAGTTCTTTAACCATATCTACTGCAGCCTTGTGTACTTTAAGTACATCAGCGGATGCTTCAAGATGTTGGTCAATGTGTGAACAGAAGATTTGATATACATCTACATAATCCTTAACGAATTCCAGAGAAGCAATCCATTCGTCTGCCGTAGGAGTACTACCGGCACTACCAATTGTACCATTCAATTTTACTCCATCGGCAGTGATAGTAGCACCATTGAGTTTAATATCAATTGGGTTTCTTGTCCCATCTACATCATCAGTTAACCATTTGATGAAGTTGTTCCAAGATTTGATGTTCTCTGTCTTTTCAGTTAATACCGGAACGATATATTCTGAGTTCTTTGCAAATGCACTCAGAGCAAGGTAATCTACAGAAGTATCATTGTTATTGTTATCATCTGCAGTTTTGTAGGTTACTACTGGACCTTGTTCAAGTACCTGGCCATTAGCACTAATTACTTGATAGTAAACCGTGTTAGCCTGTTTGTAAATATTCACAGAGAAAGTTTCAGCACTACCAACTGGGTCTCCATATCCTTTAGTTACCAAACCAAAGCCAACAGCAACTGAATCAGAAGTAAACTTGAAAAGAGTAGAAGCCGTGGGTTCCTTTGGAGTTGCAGAAGCTACTACCGGAGAACCGTCTTCAGCAGCCTTAGGAGCAGATGCAGCTTTAGCTCTTGTTGCAGCAGATACTACACCTTTGGTTGCACCCTTACCAAGTACACGAATAATACGAAGCTTAGAACCACCATTGAAAGCCTTTTCGATGTTTGATACAGAACCATCTGGTACTATCTCAGAACCAAAGACTCTTTGGAATTGAGAGAAAGATTGGATAAGTTCTGATGGGTCATCATATGGACCTTTAGTAGTTCTAGCCAATACACATGAAACTCCTAACATAGGAGTAGTTTGAAGAACATTTTCGTTCTTAAACTCGAAATTTACAGATGGTGAATTAGGCATATTTATACTAATTAAGTTAATTACTCATTTATTTAATACCCTCTAGTATTGAGCTATTTTACGTTAAGGTTAAGTAAATCTGACTCTTGCTTTTCGGTTAGTCCCATCAATACGGATATATCCTGAATTGGTACAAGTTCACCTTCTTCAGCAAGTCTCTCAGGTAATATACCATCCTTACAAGTATACTGATATACTTTTTCAAGTAGACCATGATTCTCGTCAGGGTGGTCATAGTAATTACCTATTTCGATAAATAGGTTTCCTGTTGGTGCTACCCGACCATCTTCCCATTCTTCTAAGTTATTATAATAAGGTCTTACGTATCCTCGAGAAGGTAATGCTTCATACATAATACTATGAAGTAACCTCATATCGGCTTGAGTATTAGATACCAGGTGAATATCTAGAGTTATATCCTTTGTTTCATAGGAGAATTCAGATGCTTGGTAATTCCCACCTTCTAGCTTATCACCAATGATATATTTGTTAACACCTATATCACCATTATAGAATCCTTGCAGTTCAATGGTAATTCTAGGGCATGTCTTTGCACCCTTAACCTGATTATTACCTATACCAAATATAGGAATGAATTTAGGCATAGCATCTTTATCTGCCTGGAATCTCTTTTCATTCTCCTGTGATAAAGGTAAGTAATCTTCGGGGTTAAGAGTTAAACCTTTCTTAAGTGCTGTTTGTAATAGGCAAATATAAAAGGTTCTTTCTACGATTTCTTCTGTATTTACCATATTATATAAGTTGAATCATTAGCAGGGTATTCATAGTATAAGTACCACCATCACTAAATACGCATTCCCAATTTATGGATGTAGCATTGAAAAAGATACCTGCATCTTTCCTCATATGACAGGTAGCACTAAAACTACCCTGGTAAGTATTAGCTATACTACCATAGTTACTAAACCATGTATAGGTATTAATACCACTACCACCATTGTTTGAACTTTTAGTTTCACCAATTGAAGGTATTTTAAATCCCATAAGCTCCTCTGAAACTTGGGTTCCTTCGATTAGCTTAGCTCTATAACCAGTCATGGTAAAACCTGCTGAACCTTCCCAAGCATTAGGACCTTGGCCTTTAGGTACACTCAGATTAATATTGGGAGGGTCTACACGATATCTATAAGATATTTCTCCAGCTGTCTGAGTTACCGTTACAGTTTTAGTTAAACCACCCACTTGCTTGATAGTTAGAGTTCCACTAAGAAGTTGTTCAGTAGTATTCTTAGAAGTAATGGATACCTCTAGAGTCTTTTCTTCATTATCTGTAAATCTTAGTCCAGCAGTAAATGGTGGTTCTTCTAGGAATTCTGCCGTAACCTCTACATTTTCCCAATCTCCTTGGGGTGTACCATTAATCATTTCTCTACGTTGAGAAGTGATTGCCAAAGTATCAGAGCCACCCTTACCCAATATGTTTATGGCTTCCTTATCTACTTCTAACTTGTATTCGTAGTTAAGGCTGCCTTTCTTTTGAATAAGATTTACAGTCTTAGGTACTCCATTAACTGTAATGGTAAGGATGGCTTTTTTATCTGCTTCTGTATCATTCACTTTTAACGGATGTACCATTACGAGTGCAGGACCAGTACCAGATGTTTTATCTGCTTCAAAATCTGCCATTACTTTGTATATTTTCTAAGTTCTTTTCTTAATTGATTTCGTATCTCTTTCTCTAAAACTACGTTTCCACCTGCTGCCTCGAAAGCAGGTTTCCATAAAGGACGTGGTGGAAGATTACCATCTCTACTACCATATTCCAACATGATAGCAATTTGATTAAGTGTTTTTCGAGAAGTTCTACCAGAGTATGTTATCTTCCTTAATCCTGGAGGAAGACCAACAAAGGTTCTATCTTTCTGAGTTACCATTGTAACTGACCTTACATATTGACCAGTAAGGTTTAATAAAGTATGTGCTCCATACTTCTTAAGTGTAGCAGTAGCATGAGGAGGCCAAGAAACTTTGGAACCCGGTGGAGGTAGACCATTATTTAAACTACGCCTTACTATACGAAGAAGTTGATTGCCAAACTTTCTAGTACCTAACTCGTATCCGAGCTTCATGATACTTGGAGTCTTGGCAATCAACCTCTCAGCCTGACGTTGTTTAACTGGGTCTACATAAATCTGAATATCACATAGATTATTCGAGAGGTTTATGTTAACCTTTTTGCTTGGCATCTTTATTCTTATTTAATCCCAACTCACTGGCAATCTTCATAAGAATATCTTGTTGCATGGATAACTTCTCTGCTACCTCAGTTTTAAAAGCCTCGAACTCTTCTTGCTTATAAGCCTGAGCTGGTTGTTGTTGAGGAGTTAGCATACCCTCGATTGTATGGTAGATGTTATCACATTCGGTAACTATTGCCTCATATTTATCTCGATTGTTGAGAATATTTACAGCATTAGTTCTTTGGATATTTACTTCGTTTACGATATTGCGTAAGTCGGTAGTGTAATAAATATTATTATGAATACCTTCTGCAGCATCTGTAGGAAGGTATATTGTCAAAGAGGATACAGAATCTTGAATAACGATTTCTGTATTTGCGGCAAAGCTTCCATCTGGGCCAGTGGCTCTAGGTTTGCTTTCACCTACTTTTAATACTTGGGCCTTATCAAAGATTGGATACCCAGAACGTCTGTCTCTCTCTAAGGTGTATATAGTATCACCTTTCTGCAATTTAGAAAAAATCAAATCTTCCATGTTCATCTTTTATTAATTAAGTTTAAACCAAATGATACTGCACCTGGATTCCTTTGCATAAAGTCTACCAGGTTTAAGAATTGATAGTATCCCAATTGGTCAATGAGTGACTGTGCTTTGTTTGCTACTTCCTTTGCTATCTCTGCATTGGGAGCAGGCAATGTAAGTTGAATAGTAAAATCTTTTAGTTGATTTCCATTAGTTGGTTCTTTCTTAATCTCTTCACTTTCCATATCGTATTATCAAGGATTAAGTGAAATATCTATGATATACACCACAAATAATGATTGGTAACTTAGTCGGATCTTTAGGAGTTAAAGTTAAAGTACCAATTTGGGTTAAAATAGGAAAAACAGTAGTATTCTTTTTTATTATATCTAAACGAATACCATTATCATTATCCCCATCACTTGATAACATACTGATATTTACTGTAAAACCAGCAGGAACACCAGCAGAAGGATATAATTCCCAGTGATATTCGTAATCAGTAGTTTGATTTGGGTCATTACTAATGGTTACAGGCCTACCGCTTTTACTAAACTTTAAGTTACTTAATTCTACTTGTTGAGTATAAGTACTACTATCTGTACCTGCTACAGATACATTAACTTCAATAGTAATGGCATCTTGAGCTAAAGTACCTAAGCCATAGAAATTACCTGACCGTATATCAGTATTACCAACCCAATTTTCATCTTTTATGGTATTTAATCTAATTGTTCTAGGCCCGTTATTATTTACTCTTCCCCCTAAATAACCTTCATTCATTGGGTCTTGGCTAACATAAGCATATAAAGATTGATTACCGTTACCGGGTTGTTCAAACCTAACTTGCTGGTTTCTTGCAGAATCTCCTTCGTTATTGGTTAATGCCCTGAAAGCCCAGTTATAGGAGTTATCTGAGTTCTGTCCATTATCAATAACCTGCAACCAATCTTCAGAAGGTGGTATGAATGTAGGTTTGACGTACTTCTTGGTAAACTCTACGTTATTCCTTCGTAGACTTACATAAGATATAATATCCCTACTACCTGCACTACTACCATAGATATCACCCTCTAGAGTAATATTAGTAATGGTACTTCCTTCTTGTTTCCAACTAAATTCAAAAATTCTAGTATAAGGTATGGGGTTTACTAGTAGGGTAATAGTGGGTACTGTCCCTACCTCTTTACCGTTAATTACAACTTTAGGGTTATATAAAGTTATGGTATGAGTACGAGGGTATTCGGCTAAGTTCTGTACAGAATTAGTAATACCTATAAAAGCATTTTCAGAATCCGATTGTAGAGTAGCAGATACCTGACCACTGGGTGAAGCTATTGCCGAGTTGTTTTCAGCTATGGCTCTAGAATCCCAAGAAGTAGGAGTACCCTCTACTCCATTGATAGAAGTATATTCTAGTATGTGTAAATCCATCCTTACAGAATTTTCCATACCCGTAGTACCTTCTAATTCAACTTCTGTTACGTTTTCTTCTACTGTACCATTACTATAGTTTGCAGTCCAAGATATTTCATACCGTGTAGAGATTGTTGCAGCATCTTGGGTAAATGCCCAACCATTTTCTACTTCAGCAGTACCATTATAAAACATTACACTACCAGATCGAGTTTGATTAGTAGTATTTTCTTTTACAGAAACCTCAAAATCATATTCGTAATTGGTAGGATTACCACCAATTAAATCTACAGAAGCCCAATCGGTAACGGTAGAATCCAAATCAAAATCAGGTTGAACAGCAACTTTACTCGTTACTTTACCATTAATTAAGGTTTCCCTATAAGATTGAAGTGTAACAGTTATACTCTGAGCTAAAGCCGAAAACATTCCATCTGGAATTGGTTCTACATAATCGATATAATCTCTAGTAGTAATACTTGCAGCTAATTGATTAAGGTTCAAAGTAAGCTGTTTACCAGAACCTCCCTGTTGTAATACTACTGTACCTCTTCGTATACTAGCTTCAGTATTTTCATATACTGGTATAGTAACATCATAATCTGCTCCTGAACCAGTAGTACTTGATACCTTAGCAGATAAGGTACCAGTCCAATTAGGTTTACTTATTACTGAAGTTTCTACCAAATTATAGGAAGACTCTTCTACCCCATTCACAACTTTATGTCTTCTAGATTTAATTACTGCCTTAGGAGTTGCTCCTGCAGCAGCTACAGAAGGAAAGTCCGTAGTTACTCCAAAGTAATAATTATAACTAACACTAGCACCTGCTTGAGTAGTTGCCATATCTACTTCCTTGCTACCATAGATTAAAGTAAGACTTGCTCTACGAGAAGATTCAGAAGTATTTTCAGACAGAGTAATTCCTATATTATAACCATCTCCAGAAGCTTTGGTAATTTCTACATCGGTAATGTATGAAGATTTGGATTTTAGAGTTGGTGTAACATTATGCCAAGTAGAATCCTTACCATTAATTACATCATAATATCCCGACTTAACCAAACCAAAAATACTTCCTCCTACAGCAGGTGAATCACCAAAATTATCTACTACCTCTAATACATCTCGAGTAGATATCGTACCTGCAGCCTGATTACAAGTGATACGAATCACTTTATTAGAACCATTCTGTTCGTATGATACTTGGCCACTCCTTGTAGAAGTAGTTTGGTTCTCTCGCATCCTAATACTTGTTCCTAGTACAATTCCAATATGTTTAGTACTTGTTGCATGTATATAACTTACATTTTCTCTAGAACCCTCTACCAAAGAACCATTAATATACTTTTCACGATAACTAGTAATAGTAATAGACTTAGCAGTACCCAAAGCATCAAAGCTTAAAGTAATTGGAAAAGCAGTAAATGTATATTCCCATTCTACCAAATATGCACTTTGAGTTACCGTAACTTCTTTATAGACGGTATCCATAGTTGCCCTTACTACTACGCTTCTTTGATTTGCAGTTTTATTTTCTGCTACCGTCAAAGTAGTACCAGATAAACTGAAACCCGTACTAGCTGTAGGTATACTAAGTGTAGGAGTACCTGTAGCATCTGAAGCTGCACTAGTTGCCCCTGAAGACCAATGGTTAGTTCTACTTGCCCTTGCACTTGCAGAAATTTGTGATGTACCACCTTGCTCAGTAAATGTACTTGGGTTTGCCGAAATAGAAACTACCCATGCACCCTGAGTTACATTGGTTATCTTATTCTCTGCTTGGTATACATCGATTGAGGCACTACCAGATTTACCGTTAAGAGTAACGGTTAATGTACGGCTTCCCAATTTAGTTCTTGCCTTTGTAGTTGTACCAAGATTAGAACCTGAGATATTCTCAGACCATACTACTGAAGCTCCAGAACTTATAGTACCACCATCATTGGTTTTACCATTCCATCCCCAAAGTTGAGAATAGGTATAAGTAGGGGTAGCTGCAGTTCCTCCTGATGCAGGGATATCTGCAATGCTTCCTAAATATACAGTAGGTGTACCATAGGTTTTTACTCCTGCTGCTTGAGTAAAGGTTACTGTTACTTTTTTACCAGATTCATTCTGAGTACTGGTAAATACTTGAGAACGAGAGTTTTCTGATTTATTCTCTAAAGCAGTATAGTGATTCTCGTCATCCATAAATATCCAAGATGGTAAGGCAGGAGATGAAAAACCTACATATACCTGAGTACCTACTGGTTTACCATTTATATACCTTTGCTTAAAGGTACTATACCCTGCTATTTCGGGAGTTGCAGAACCTCCTAAAGCTGTATAATTTAGATTTGGATTCTGAACTGAAAAGGTATACTCCCAAGTTTCAACCCCTGCATCCTGAGTAAATTGAACTGTTATCTGTTTACCTGACTCCTTCTGAGTAAAGGTTAAACTTGCAGAACGTTGATTTAGAGTTGTATTTTCTGAGGCTTTATAACCTTCATCATAAACAATCCAGTCCGGATAAGCAGATTGGGTATAACCCACAGAAATAGTATCTCCGATAGCTACTCCATCTATCTGTTTTTGTTTAGTAGTACCTAAACCAAACCACCGAGGAGTAGGATACCCTCCCAAAGCTGGGAAGTTTAAAACTGTGTCTACTACAGTAAAAGCATATCTATAGGTTACCTTATGAATATCAGAAAGTTGTACGGTTTCATTGTTTCCATAGGAACTGGCATTGGATATTTCCAAGCCAACGTAATTTTCTCCCGTTCCTGTAGGAGAGAGTGCCAACAATTCAGCCTTGGTAGGGCATTCGTTTGAATCCTTACCAAGGCCTACTTTAGTTTTGACAGCACTCCATGTTGCTATCTCACCCATATTAATCTAAGTTTGTGAACAAAAGTTTTTCTCTTAATTCATCAATCTCGGCTTTCAGAAGTTTAATACCTTCGATTGCCAATACTGACATCTTAGAATAATCTACCTCTTTAACCAGGATATAGGTTTCTCCATCCTTTTCTACCTTTTCAAAGGCTTCAGGATTAGGAACTGTTTCGGGTTTAACCGCATTCTCAGAAACTAATTCTGGGAAATGTTTTTCGATTGTCTGAGCAATTGTACCTATATCATGATTACCTCGAATCATAAATGAATCCGTAGGTATAGAGCAGATTTCATCGAGAGTATGTTCCAATGGTTTAATGAAAGTCTTAAGTCTTTCGTCAGATTCTTTCCATAAACCAGAAGGAGCAGATACCTTCTTAAAGATAATCTCAGCAGTAGTACCCAATCCCAACTGGTCTCTTGTTACTCCATGAGGATTACTCATGTTCTGCATGTGAGTAGTAAGATTGGTTTGAGCATTGGTACCTGCAGCTTTAGCATCTGCAATTGCCGTAGCCTGGGCAGTAGATACAGGTTTATCTGCATCCGATGTATTGTTAACATTAGCCAATCCTACTTGAGCTTTGGTTACTCCATGAGGATTAGATTTGTTAGCAATATGCAAATCTACCTTTTCATTTACATCAATATCTGCCTGAGCTCTAGTTGCAGCTTCATCAGTGATTAACTTCTCTATTCGAGTAATTTCTCCCTTGCGGTCATTAACCTCTTTAGTGATATTACCCTGAAGAGTTGCATCTGCTGTTTCCAGTTCTGTTTTAGCATCTGCAATTGCCTTTTCCAGAGTAGTCTTCAGAGTAGCATCTGCATTGGTACGGTCTGTAACTTCCTTAGTGATACTTGCCTGAAGTGCATCCTTAGCAACCTTGATAGCAGCATTTCTATCCAATACCTCTTGAGCAATATCATCGGCCAATTCTCCTCTGATTGCCTCATCGGCAGCAGTTCTTGCAGCAACCTCATCTGAGATTTGTTTTGGTAAGGTAGTATCAAGTTTTACCTTATCTGCTGCAGACATAACTCCGGCTCTCGAAGTAGTGGCCTTTGGGAACTGAATCGACTTAGGTTCACTTACAGGATTTTCTTCATATTGTAAACCCTCTTCTAAGGTAGATTGTTTTTTACGGTAATAAGGTAACTTAAATAAAAATATTTCTGGTCCAGACTCGGTAATTATACCATCAAGAGAGATAAGTTTATTTGGTAAACTCTCTATAGCTTCTCGGTTAGCTTTACCCTTAGCTCCATCATAAGCAGTACCAGTTATTTCACCAATGATTAAACCTCCGGAAACAATCTGTACCCAAGTAGTACCTGACCAACGGAATTGATATCCAGGATGGTCTGGAGTAATATCATTATAAGATTTTCCTCCCTCTCCAACTACTGCAGTAGTAGGGTCTTCATCGGTATACAGTTTGATGTTAGTTACCTCATTTGTAGCTGATACATCATAGGTAGCATATACATCGATTACATCATCTACATAGGATGGCAATTGATTTGCAGGTACCTTCCCATTCTCATCCAAAGATGCTAAACCATTAGCCTGAGACTTAGTTGCCTTGAAAGCATTCAGTGCAGCAAGTACATCATTGATATCTTCAGTGAGTTCTGTTTTCAGTGCAGTATCATCTGCAGTTCTATCGGATATCTCCTTATCAATCTTGGTGTTTAAGGTATTATCGGCTGTTGTACGGTCCGATACCTCTTTATTGATGGCTGCTGTGAGTTCTTCTTTCAGAGCAGTGTCTGCAGCTTTACGGTCCGATACCTCTTTATTGATTGCCGTAGTAAGCTTGGTATCCAATGCCTCATCTGCTGCAATACGAGCGGCTTCTTCTGCATCAATATTACCTTGAAGCTCGGATTTAGCAGTATTGATATTACCGTTAAGTTCATTCTTTAATGCTGTATCATCTGCAGTTCTATCCTGAACTTCTTTATCTACTTTAGCTTCAATACGAGCTAACTCAGCACCATCATCATCCGAAGAAGACTTAATCTGATTATCCAACGCTTTAACTGCCGATATAAGGTTCTCTGAACCAGCCAGGTAATTGGTATCATCAAGTCCAGGTAATCCCAAGCTGTCTGTAAGACCAACAGCAGTTTTTACTTTGTTAATCTTAGTATCAGTTTCGGACTTATCTACATTGATACGTTTTTGAACTTTACCGAAAGCCTGAGAGGTAGTATCTGTAGCCTTGATTGCCAAGTCTGCAACGGTAGTACCTTCATTTTCAGAATAACCGTCCAATTTAATATCGGTACCATTAAGTACTGGGTTTGAATCCAAACGATGAGTATTAATGGTATGTGCATTGGTTGCATCGATATTATCTTGCAAGGTTTTATCGGCAGCTTTACGAGCAGTCTCCTCAGCCGTGATGTTCGTTTGTAACTGAGTATCAGCAGCTTCCCTTGCATCTTCCTCATCGTCAATACGAGTACCAAGAGCATTGTCTGCATTAGTACGGTCTTGGATTTCTTTATCTATCCTTACACCCAATGCAGTATCGGCTTCTGTACGGGCAGTTTCCTCTGCATCGATATTATCCTGCAAAGTTTTATCGGCAGCTTTTCTTTCGGCAATTTCAGTATCAATACGAACTCCCAGTGCAGCATCAGCAGCAGTTCTTGCAGCTTCTTCTGCATCCAAAGCATCTTGAAGAGCCTTATCAGCAGCTTTTCTTTCTTCCCTTTCTGTTCCCAAGTCTGCAGTATTCTGGTCAATTTTACCTTCCAACCGAATATCTTCTGCCTTACGAGCAGCAATCTCGGTTTCGAGTAAGGCCTTAACTTCCAAGTAAGAACCAGAAATATTATTCTGAATACCCTGAATCAATTCCAGATTTCTTTGGATATTAGCCGCATTCTGAGTGATAAGAGCATCTTGGTTATTTGCTCTTGCCAACAATTCAGTACGAGTTTCAGTAACATAAGTTCTTAAATCCTCTACTGTCTTAGTCAGAGTTGTACTCAGAGTGGTAAGCTTAGTATCTAAAGCAGCATCACCTTCAATTCGCTTTTCGGTTTCTGTCTCAATCTTCGTAGTTAACTCATTTAACTTCTGAGTCATAGTTGTTGCGAAGTTGGGGTCATCACCAAGAGCTTTGGCAATTTCCTCAAGTGTATCCAATACACCAGGAGCAGAACCAATGATTTTCTGGATTGCAGCTTCTACCTCAGCCTCTGTTTGGAATCCTGAATCATTCAGAAGTTCAGAAACTTTAGTAATATAGTTAGCATGTTCTTCAATACCGTTCAATTTGTTCAGAAGAACATCAGTAAAGTCATTTGAAGAAAGTACCTTGCCATCTACTTTATCTACCTTCTTAGATTCAAGACCTTGGATAGCAGTTGTACGGTCTGAGATTTCCTGAGCAATCTTATTATCTAATAAGGTATCAGCATTGGTACGGTCTGCAACTTCTTTATCAATATTTACCTGAAGAGCAGTATCTCCGGCTAAACGAGTATTAGCTTCATCTGAAATATCTTTAGATAAACCGTTTACTTCGTCTTTATGATTTGCTATTGCAGTATCCAAATTGGCCTGTATAGCATTCTCTCTAGCGGTTGCTCGGTCTTTCTCGGTATTGATTGCTACCGTATTAGCCTCTACCTTTGTTTTAAGTTCATCTACCTTTTCATTAGATTCCTTCTTTAGGGAATTAATCTTCTCTTCTAATAAAGTATCAGCACCTCTCCTTTCATCTATCTCTCCATTAATCTTATTAGTAAGGATACCTAATTGCCCACAAACTTCAGCCGTTAAAGTTTGAATCTTGCCATCTATAGCAGTTTCCAATGCAGTATCTGCAGACTTACGGTCTCCAATTTCCTTATCCAGGTTTACTTGAAGGATTTGGTCTGCTGCCTTACGTTCAGCTGTTTCTGTACCCAAAGCAATGTTAGTAGTATCAATACGAGAACTCAGATTACTGTCGCCATTAGTACGGTCCACAATTTCCTCATTAACCATGTCCTTAACTTCTTTGTAGTTATCGGCAATGGTTTTATTCATGGCAGTGATTGCCTCAGAATTCTTTGTGATATTTGCTTGGTTAGTAGCAATAGCCGTGGTATTAGCATTTACCTGAGCAGTCAATTCGTTCTTAACCGTATTTATAGCATCCTGGATTGATAAAGCCAAATCCGAAACTCGCTGAGTAAGAGCAGCAATGTTATCGGTATGGGTTTTATCGGCATCCTTTCTGTCTGATGCTTCTTTATCAATATTTGCTTGCAGGGTAGCATCGGCATCCTTTCTGTCTTGGATTTCTTTTGCCAAGTTATCCTTAACTACCTGAAGAGCCGTGTTTCCAGTTTCAGAAGAATTATCTACATACTCCTTAAGTTCTTCCTTAAGAGCAGCATCAGCTTCCTTACGTTCTACAACTTCTTTATCAATATTTACCTGTAATGCAGCATCAGCAGCTGTACGGTCTTCGATTTCTTGGTTTACCTTTTCGGTAATTGCTGCCAACTTCTTAGTGATAGTTGAAGCAAAATTAGGGTCATCCCCTAATGCTTTAGCAATCTCTTCCAGAGTATCAAGTACTTCTGGTGCAGAACCAATAATCTTTTCAATAGCTGCCTCTACTTCAGCTTCTGTTTGATAACCAGCATCGTTTGCCAATTGGGATACAAGAGTAATGTAGTTAGCATGTTCCTCGATTCCATTCAATTTGGCAAGCAAGAGATCTGTAAAGTCATTCTTAGTTAAAGAATAACCTTCTCTTTTATCTACCTTCTTGGAATTAAGGTCAGCATCTGCAGCAATACGAGCTTCCTTCTCTGCTTCAATTGCAGCAAGTACATCAGACTTATCACCATCAGTCTTTTCACTTAGGGCAGTTATCTTCTGGTCAAGGATTTGGTCCTGAGCAGTACGAGTTGCAGCTTCAGAATTAATATTAGTCTGAAGAACCTGGTCTGCAGATGTACGAGCTTGAGCCTCTTTATCAATGTTTACCTGGAGGGTATTATCTGCATTGGTACGGTCAGCTATTTCTTTGGTAATCGAATTCTGAAGAGTTTCTTCGGCAGCCTTACGATTGGTTATCTCATCAGAGATTTTGCTTTCTAAGGCAGCATCTCCAGTTTGACGATTAGTGGTTTCTTCCGTAAGTTTCAACTGAATGTTTGCATCTGCATTTGCTCTTAACTGGGCTTCTGCAGCAACATCTTGTTTAAGTTCTGCCTTGTCATTAATATGCAAGGTATTCAGTTGATGGATACTTTCGGATAAAGCATCATCGGCTGTTTTACGAAGCTCAGCTTCTTTATCTACCAAGTCTTTGGCATAAGCCTTAGCTTCTGCCAATGAACCCGTAGTTTCATTTCTGAGGTCTGCAATGTCAGCAGTATTCTTATCGACTTTTGCTTCTATCTTATCTATCTTATTGATAAGGTTAGTAACTGCAGTGTCGATTTTATCATTAAGTAAATCCACTGCCTTAATGAAATTAGAGTTAACCTCACTAATTTGGGTACTCAGTTTCCCTTCCTCCTCCTTAGCTCGGTTAACTTCATCTGTCAGTGCATTACGTAAATCCGTTAATTTGTTGGTAATTGTAGTAGCAAAGTTGGGGTCATTTCCCAATGCTTCTGCCAATTCCTTTAATGTATCAAGTGCATCATCGGCACCATCAATCAAATCACTGATAGCTTGTCTTACCTGTTCTTCAGTTTGGAACTTAGTATCATTCTCCAACTGAGAAAGCTTAGTGATGTAGTTTGCTCTTTCTTCAATGCCTTCCAGTTTCTCTTTGAGTTTATCCGTGAAGTCATTTTTAGATAAGTCGTATCCTTCTCTCTTATCTACCTTATTGGCAATAGAAAGAACGAATGCCCAGAACTCATTAATAGTTCCAGCAAACCCAGCCTTTACGAAGTCATCAAAATAACCTTGTAAAAGTCTTTGGTCAATTTCTTCATTTGTGTAATACTTACTTACGTACATATTGTTATTATTTTAAGGATTGATTACTTGCTTACCACAGAAGAAGTCAGAATTCTTATCTCTGAATGGTTCTCCTTCTTTTCCACAGAAGGCATTCATTGGAATATCTGGATGTTCTGGGTCTGGGTCTCCCCCGTCTTCAATATCACCTCTGATTATTGCATAATCTGGAAGTTGATTGATACGGAATTTTATCACCTGGCCAATACCCGGATGAGGTATTATCTTATCCCAAACTTCTCCAAAGTAATCTTGAAAGCAAGTAACGAACTTACCTCCGGTCATAGACTGGAATGTAGTAACGTCTAAATTACTCTTTTTACTTTCAATATGTACTCCAGAGGTACCATTCAAGACAATCAGGTTACTATCAAACCAAATACCGTTTCCGGTATTAACTGGTTTCCATCGTAACATTAACATCTTTGCCATATACTTTTCAATTTTGTTCTACGAATTGTATTTTGGTATCTCGGTCCCTTTTTAGGATAACCATGAAGACTAATGCTTCATCCTTGGCTTGGGCAACTTGTGTATCTCCCGAAGGTTTATAAGTGATACCATTAATTACAAATCTATCTTCAGACCAGTTAAAATCCCAATAGCCTTCTGGAGTTAAATATCCCAGTTGTTCTATATATGATTTAGTAACCAGTATTGATAAATTCTCATCATCGAGTTCTCCAGTTACTGTTGCCTTATTAATGGGCCAGTTTCTGAAGGCATTGTAATAACATAATGCCTCGATTGGTATATTATAATATTTAGGGATTTCATCTTCTCCATGACTTAGGAGTTGATTTACATTCTTTGCCCAAGTTATAGTTTGCCTACCAGCATCTATATCCAAGAAATCATTTATAATCTTCTTGTATCTATCCCAAGACCGGTTCTTAACCAATCTATGAGGAGTCTTGGTCATCGTTTTCTAATTAAGGTTCTACCATTACGTTTTACTGGAGAGCTGGGGTTTGGCCCATCTATTAATCCAGGTCTTCTTCTGTCTACTACTCTTGGAACTACTACATGACTTGCTTGGTCACAGAATGGTAAGTAGATTTCCAATCGTCCAGCTAACATACAAAGGTTTTTTCTTAACTCGTCTATGATACCACCAGGTTGCATTGCTTGAGAAAATGTTTTCCATAGGGAAGATGTTGCATCGGCAAGTGTATCATAGTACTGTACTTCAGTAGGCCCAGTTGTGATTTGTTTGATTCTATCACCTCGAGCTTGTTCCGGTTTAGAAGAACCATCACCAACTTGTTCTTTGGTTGAAGTAAGTTGACTTAGGTATTCTCCTGTACTTGTTAATAAATTAAGAAGCTTAACATTGAGATAATCCCATGCTGCCAATTCCATAATTAGTTGGTTTTCTAGAGCTTCATACATTAACTCATCATTATATTTATCCAGTGGGATAATATGATTTACTAGCGGTTGGATATATAACTGCCATTTAGTTATGTACATTGCTTTCTCTTCTGATGACATACCATCTGAGATTTCTGAAGGAATGTAATAATTAATTAGGTTATATATACTATCGGTTAATGTAGTTTTGGACTCTGTATTTACAATTACGATTTTGGTTGCATTTAAGTTAAGTCCTTCGGAGTTCGTTATGTTCAACGCTACTGTATAGAATCCGGACTTTTCATAAGTATAAGTAGGTTGTTTAACATCATAAACGGACCCCTTATCATCACCAAAGTCCCAGTCAAAAATGGCCTTGGCTGGGACTTTGGTTAATACTCTAAATGAAACTTCCAGACCATTCGCAATAGCTACAAAGTCTAGATTGTCCATGGTATCTTATTTTTTAGATTCTTCGAACTCTTCCAACAGAACCTGAATCAGAGTTTCAACTGTATCACCTTTGTCGGCAACAATTTCGTGACGAGCAGCGATAAGGGTTGCTTCTTCGAGAGTATAGGCTTTGGCAATCTTTTTGATTTCCATGCCTTTTTCGAACTGAGCATTCAGTTTCTTTTCCAACTTATCGATGTCATCATTGGAGTATTTGTCGGTAGCTTTCTTATCAAGAACCAAACGCAGGTGACCTGAATTCAAAGCCATCTGAATCTTTTTAGTTCTGTACTGTCGAGCACTCAATTCTTTTTCTTCTCCTCTACAAATTGTAATACCTGTAGATTGGTCATGGAAGCTGTAAGCTTTAGCACCTACAGTTACTTTATATTTATCCATAATTTTACTAAGTTTTTAGATGTTTAAAATTAGGGGTAGGTCCTCGCAAAACCTACCCCATCAAGAAATGGAATTATTTGTAAAATAAACCAGGTGTAGTATTACTCAAGGTTAACCAAGAGATATGGGTCAATGTTCATGAATTCAGGGAATCCGAACTCGGTGAACTTCTTCTCTGCAGACAGAATCAATGCAGCATCCTGATACATCTTAGAGAAGCCTGTAGTCAGAGTAGCATAGATTGCCTGAGTTTGATTTGATACGATTCTTTCTGATTCAAGCATCAACTGTTTTGCAGTCAGCTTAATCAAGGCAGCAGTTGTATCAATCAACAGCAAGCCTTGGTCGGGTGTACCCGGGTGAATGTAAAAGTTAGCATTCTTAGGTACAGGAGACTTCACATTCAGTGTAGCTTCAGTTGTACCAGAATGACGTTCTTTGAATTCCGGCAAGTTCAGCATTTCAATTGCTTGGTCTTCACCACCAATCATAGTAGTAAAGTTACGTCCCATACGAGCAGCTCTTACCCAGATATGCAGCAAATCTTTGTAAGTGATACCATTCGTAGTTTCGTATACACCGATAACCGGAGCAGATTCTGAACCATCTGGTTTGTTACCATTGATAACAACATCCATGGCCAGAGTATCCATTGCATAACCAAGCTGAACACCGAAGTCACGAAGGTAGATTGCCAATACATCCAGAGATACGTAGTTACGAACTTCATCAGTAAGTTTGAATCCCTTACCAATTTTGAAGAGACTTACTGATTTCTGTCCAAAGCTTACATCTCCCAATGGGATAGTTTCTGCTTCATTAACCTTTGCAGGAGCAGCATCGGACATGTTAATCATCGGCATGATTGCGCTAAGACCACTGATTGACTGGTCAGAAGCAATAATCTCCGGATAGAACGGAGCCTGGCGCATACCAAGAGTGATGGCAGAACGAATGATTTCCGGAACAATCCAACGAACATCTTGCTGAGGCATTGTGAAGATGTTTTCCATTGTGTCGATTTTCGGATTGATATCCAACTTCTCGAACAATTCATCTTGGGTAATACCCCATTTACCAGTGGTAAGTTCACCTAATGTGATGTCCACAGGTTTCTTGTTCTGTGAACCTTGACGGTAAGCATCCAACTGCTGTACCATTTGAGGAAGTTCTTTTGCGAAGTCTTCTCTCTTCAATTTTGAAATATCAACTTTTTCCATGTTTCTTCTTCTCTTATTTAATAAGTACTTGAATTACCTCGTTTGCCTCATCTGCAGGTATGATGGCAATGAAAGGTGTAGCATCTGTTGACTGATTTGCTTTTACAAATCTGTCGTTCAGCAAGTCACCAGAGGGAACTACATATCCTGCTTTTAAGTCAGCAGCATTAGATACCCAGTTACAAATCATGTAACCTTCTACAGCAACAGTTACCTCTACTGGGAATTTGTTCTGTGCCTGGTAAGCAGGATTTACATTGTCGGTTACTGCCACTCCGATATATACCTGAGTAGATTCAGTGTAAGGTTCAATTAAACCGTCTTCTCCAAGAGCTACCGGCATACCTTGCAAAATTGTTTCACCATCTTTTACACAGAAAGCTTGGTGCAATTTGTGTGATTCACTTTTGTAAATCACCGCTCTTGGGGTCTTTTCCCCAAACAGCGTCATTGGCTGGTCTTTGTTTACGATTTTAGTCATAACAGTGATATTTATCGATTATTACTTGAATTTCTTCTTGTACAAGTCTTCAAGGGTTTCCGAAGTAGACTTGGCTTCTGCATTTGAAGTAGTTGCAGGTTTTTCAGTTTTACCCTCATTTTCATTCTCTGCAACAGAAGAAGCACGGCTTACATCGTGAGAACCACAGCTTGCACATACCATTGGGAATTTTTCTTCCAGACGACTCTGATAATCCTTAGTCAAGGAGATAAGAGTAACGATGCCAGTAGTTTCGGCATTCAACATTGTAACAATAGTTTCATCGGCTTTGTCACCCATCAGCTTCTTGTAAGTAGCAACGGCACTTTCACGGAGAGAAGCAATATGATTCTTTCCTACAGTTGCCATTTCCTTCAAGTTTGCAACTTCTGCATTCAGGTTGGTAATCTGTTCTGTAAGAGAAGATTTCTCTGTAGTAAGATTATCTACCGTTGTCTGAAGACTGTTTTTGGATGATACCAAGCTTTGAATACAAGAAATAACTTCTTCCTGAGTCATTTCTTTGCCCTCTGCCAGAGATAACATGTTATCTCCGAAAAGCTTTTCTAAAAATTCTTGCAATTCTTTGTTCATATTTTCTTTATTAGGATTATGATTTTCTTGGGTACCATTATCATTAAAAGAATCTGGAGTATTGTCCTTTTCTTGGAATGAGTTGAAATCCGTTTTGTAGTCAGTAAAGAAGTACTGTTTGGACTTGTCATCCCGATATTCCTCATAAGAAGACCAGGTTCTTTTTGCAAAGGTTGGATTAATGATTTTACCATCTTCACCAATCTTTTGAGCAAATGAATCAGCTCCATGAGATACCAGGGATGTTTCCATATATCGAACTACCTCAGTAACTATTCTACGAACCATTTCACCTTTAGAGTCATAAGTACCAAGTTTTTGATAGAATTCACCATCTTCCATTCCTGGGTGTGATTTATCCCACTTAAACTGTACTGTTACCGAGTTACTATGAATTGAAGGAGGTTCCATAAGAATACCTCTAGCAATTCTTGGGTTAGCTTTACCATCAATCTTCAAAATACCGTTGATACCTGCAGGTATAGTAAAGCTTCCATCCTTATAAGACTCCTGCCACATTACTTGAGATACAGCTCCAATTGCATTACCAATATTTGTTTCATGGTCGCAATTTACTGTTTGTCCAAGTAACATTCTCATAGAAGCCTTAAGTACTCCATTCTGACCAAAGTCAGTAGGATTCCAGTTCTTAGATACAATCGTTTCAGAAAGTAACCTAAACATTGGTTCTATGAACTCTTCGTCCTTCGGAGTAAGTTCCGATTTATCAAGGTTTGGATAATAGGTATTATAATCTATATCTCCTCCCCAAAATCCAAATTGAGCAATGGTATCCGGTGTCGGAGTCTTCCATTTGTAATAATTCTCTGAGAAAGCCTGGGCTCCAACTGATTCTGGGATATACCCAGCCATAATGGTATGACCCTGGCCAATCACCATTGAATCAAGATGCTCTTTGTTTTTCTTAGTAAATTTACTCATCTTGCTTTTGTATTTTGGTCTCCACGAGATGGAGCCGGATTAGTTTTATCTCTTGACCTACGAGCAGATTGATTTTTATCATCTTGCCTTTGCTTCTTCTTAGTTCCTTCTTGAGGGTCTGAATTACCCTTAGCAAATTGGTCCTCAAGTGAAACTCTTGGTTCATTCTCATCAGGAGAATCATAACCCATTGCCCAAGCATATTGGTCTTGGCTAATGATACCAGCCTTATATAATAAATCCAGGTTTTGGATTTTATACTGAAGACCTTGTTGAACCTTAACTTCATCAGAGATAGTTGAAGTTCCCCATGATATCTTTATTCCCTTATTATCAAAGCCTGCCAGACGCAGTTCTAGAGAATAAAGAAAATCTAATACATAAGTTACAAGCATTTGGATATTTTTTAACTGGCTAATTAACTTAGACAGCATTATACCCGTTGCTCCTTCTCCCGTTGTTGAACTAACTCCGATAAGGTTTCCATTAACTCCCAAACCATTTGCAACTGATTGCTGATTCATGTTCCAAGGTTTCTCAATATTACCAAGTTCCTTGGTAGTTGAATTGAGTTTAAACTCATGGTCATCAATGTAACCAGTTACTATACCATCTTTCATACCATTACGAAGATTTCTTTTCAAATCTTTTAATGTACGTTCAAGACGGGATTGATAAGCTTGTAAGCTTTCATTTGGATTCTGGTCTGGTTTAGTCATCTTAGCTTCCAAGAATCCTACCATACCAACCATTTCCATGATGTGTTTGAAGTTAACCTTCATATCATGTTGGCCTTTTAATGAATCCAATGCTGCCATAAATGGTGGAATCCCATAAGGTTCATCGGTATCATTAAACATACCAGCATACACATAAGTTTCTGGGTTTAGTTTGATATAATCTTGGTGCTTTACGAAGTAATTCTTATTCCTCTGGTAAGGAGAATATACTCCATTGTTCTCTCTTTTGAAAACAATGTTCTCGGGTCTAAGGAATAAGACTGTGTCCAAACCATCCAACATATCATTGGGAACTCCTTCAACAGATATAGCTCCACTAACAAGGCATTGTACAATCATCTTATTAACTAGACCATCTATACCAGCAGTATACCTGGACCATTTCTTAGTAGCTTCAGTAAGATGTTTTCTCATCTTATCTGCCTCGGCATCTGAATTATTTGGGAATGTTACCGTATGACCTGTGTTTGCCAACTTAAACATATCCTGCAAAGCAATGCCCATATCCGGATTTACCTTATATAAATCACGAATCAAAGGGATTACTTCAACACGAAAAGAAGGATCTACCATTACGGTCATCCCTTTCAGAGTACTGAGTAAAGAGTTATCTTCATCCACTGATACTCTACCAGGAGATATAGCAGCAGCTTTTGGCTTGCTTGGCTCCTTGTTTGATTCAGGAGGTGGGTCTTTCTTTCTACCCCAACTCCAATTAAAATTGAGCTTTTTCATTTCGGTTGTACTATTACGTTAGTTTTTCCTTTTCTTATGTGATTACAGATTGCTTTACCGAATATAGAGTCATCTGCATATACATCCCCCTCTAGGTCTACATCTACTGTAGAATTATTAGCTCTATGCTTACCCATTGCAACTGGCCTACCTAAACCATCATATATGAAGGTATATGCTTCTTGAACAAAGAAAGGGTCTTTAACAGTAATATTATCTTCTCGAATATCCTGTTCAAGTCCCTCTACAATAACAGAACGGTTCTTTTGTGTAGTTAACCATCCTGGAGATTTATCTACCTCAGGTCTAGATTTACCTTTCTTCTTAAGCATTTTCTGATAGTAATACAGTTTAGGATAACCTTCAGTTTGAAGAGCAGAAGTTACTGCCAATCCAACATCGTTAGATTCCGGAGCAATAGTGGCAAAGTTAAATAAATGCCCGGTATCTCCAAGCAATCTTGCATACTTATCTACTGAAAGTCTACCTTTGAATACTGCTTGTTCTTCTCCTTGTTTATCCATGCAAGTAAATGCAGAGTAGTCAGAAGACCTACCAGTTGAAACGTCAGCACCAATGAAATATTCCTTATCTGGTGCTGGTTCTAAGAATTGCCGATATTGACCATTGAATCTTTTCTTAATAACCGGATAATCACTAAGACAGTCTTCGATAGCTTTTATGTCAGCTAAGTCGAAGACCGTATTTCCAGATGATAAGAAGTCACCATCAATTTCTTGTGCAGTTCTTTTGGTTCCCAAAGCAGAAGACATTTCATTATACCAATTAATGTCTCGTTCTGGGTGCATTTGCCAATACAATCGTAGTGGGTTAAATGGGTTTCCACCTGCAATAGCATCAACCCAAGTTGAGTGGTAGAAGTTACCAACTCCATAAGGAGTGGAATTGATGATAGCAGCTCCACCAGTGGAAAGAGTAGGGAAAGCGGCTGCCCAAATCTGGGCTGCCCATCTAACTACTGCTGCTTCATCAATTACCAGTAAGGATAGAGATTCTGAACGACCGGCTTCTGAAGACGTTGGGATAGATTCTATAAATGAGCCATTATCGAACTCTATCATTGATGCAGAACCATATTCTCCCGAACGACCATTGATAATCGGTGTCTGTAAATACCATGGCAGGTTTTTGTACATGAACTTAATCTTCTTTAGTACCTTCTTTGCTGTTGTGTCCTTGATTGAGATAATGTTAATCTTCTTGTTAGGATGATACATTGCCAACCATAGGCAGTACATAGAAATGAGCTCCGTAATACCTGCCTGCCTGAACTTAAGCAGAATATTGAAACGTTCTTTTACGAAATTATACAGAACCGATTTTTGATATGGGTAAAGTTCGAATCTTACCTTTCCCCTCATAGGGTGTATCACATAAGTGAAAAGGCTAAAGTAAAAAACATCATTACTAACCTTAGCAAGTGTTGCTAGTTCTTCCCTTGTGAGAGCAGATGTGTTAGTTTCTATGTTAATCTTCTTTGCCATAATCAAAAGTTATATGTTACTGAAAACTCTAAGTCAGCTTTTATTCCCGAAAAGAACTTCGGATAATGAAAAGCATTTATACCGAGTTTATAATTGAAATTAGTAGTCTTGATTGAAAGGCCTGTCCCTATGTCTAACATTTGATTAAAGACCCTATATTTACCATAAACGTATGGACTTAGAGTTAGTTTTCTAATTCTTTTTTGAGTTAATTGACCTTCATACCAATTGTACTTATACTTACCTAAGTCCATGTTAAACATTCTCGTTGAATAGGAGTTTGTTTCCTTGTTGAATAAACTTAGGTTCAATTGGTTTTTATCCAAGGTAAATTGGACCAGAGAATCTTCTCTACTAATCCTATTCGAAGTAACCGCTGTTGAATCAGAAGCTTGGGGTTTAGTCGAATTGCTACTGTTTCGATAGAAGTCGTAGAGAAGAATTCTCTGGGGCTGAACCAATTGTGTATATGGTGATTGGGGCTTGAAGTTCTCTTTTAGTTTGATTGTATCAGGAATGCCAATGATCGATGAATCAGGAAGTTGTCTGATATATGAATTCAGTTTGTAATTCCTGAAGCAAAGGTAAATAGTAAATCCTAGTAGCAAAAGGAACACTACGTCTTTAAGTGTCTTCTTCATCTCGTAACTTCAGATAACTATCTTTGGCGATGAACTTATCAATGCAAAGATGGATTAATACTTTCATACTCGAACTCAAATCAAGAGTCGGTATTCTTAACTTAATCTCCAAACCCTTAGAATCTTCGGTAATGGAAACTTTAATTCTTCCTCGATGATTCTTAACGAGTCGATTATATAAGGCAGCAACCATGTTAAAGATTGCTTTCAGATTCTTCGGTGTAATTTCTGAACGATGTAAAATTTTCTTGGTCATATCACTGTAATTTTTAGGTTCATACGAATATAGTCAACTAGCTCTAAATCAGGTACTTGGCATCAATTTGCCAAGTCTTGGTACTACCTAATTCATTCAAAATCAATCAGTTAGGTTTGTGGCTTGTTTCCCTTTCCCTTAACAATCCCTATCCTTTCAGATTGTATTTTGGAATTATTCCTTTCCTTCCTTCTTACCTTCTTACCTGGCTAATAGCCATTATATATATAGGGGGAGGTCACTGAAATTATGGTACCTTTTTAAGGCATCTCTTGAACCATACAGAAATTTCATAAACCGACCCTTTAGCTATGGTATACCTTGCCTTGTTAAGCCAGTAAAGATAATTACCTTCATCCATGAAAATCTTGTAGGCTTTAGGAAATCCCATAATTGCCTTGAAATCTAAAATGCCAAGAGGATAACCATCAGGTCGGAATTGTCTATCAGCAGGTCTTAAAGTTAGAGGAGCTTTATCTAACTCTAATCGATATACTCCTGGGAGAGTACTCATCTTAGCAGTCTTTATGGGCCATTTCTTTTCATTCTTAAAGTCACTATTCCACAATAACTGAATCTTTCTAACGGTTAGATTCTTCTTTGCAGGAAGCTTTCGATAATCATACATCGCCAAAGTCTTTTCAATTGGAATGTTATAATTTAATGGATTCTGGTAATCGTTAAGTAGATTTCTAGTAATTGTTGGAGTTTTTACTTGGAATACTTCATTAAAAGCATTCAAGTATTTCTTACCAGTTTTCTTATGCACTCCAATGATAACTAAACGTTTCCTTGATACTTGGGAGTTCCCATAGTCAGAAACGCTTCTTTCGTGAAAAATAAGTTTATAGTCCTTAAAGGTTTCCTCAAAGAAATCCTTGGGAAGCAGAGATAGCAAACGAGGAAGATTTTCAATAAGAAAAATCTTAGGCTTATACTCTAATATTGCAGCAGTTACTAGATTTAAACTCCGGTTATCCTTGGGATTACCCAATTCCTTTACTTTAGATAACCTCATTACTGAAGATGCTCCGCAATCCGGGCTTGATATAATGATATCCACTTTCTCATCAAATTCTTGTAAACAGAACCCTTTATAGAAAGGTATATTACCAAAATTAGCTTTCCATTGCTCTTCACCTGGAGTATGGAATACTCCTCTTACTTCTATATTCCCAATCAGATGTTTCCTGAAAGGGAATAGCAGGGCACCTTGCCCTGCACATACTCCCAATACATTCATTTCTTGTAGCTTCTAAGTTTTACATACTTAACCCAGGAATAATGTTTACGTTTCCTGATATATTCCAGGTCGTGGTCATTGTTATGGGCTTCTTCCTCAAAGCTTACATCATGATATCTTTCGCTTTGTTTGTTCCACTTAGCAAAGAACCCGATGATTAAGTACTCGATTGCATACCATAAGTAGTAGAATACCCATAGCATCTCTTGCATTTGCTTGAGATGAATATGCTCATGGTTGTAATCATGGGTATCAAACTTAGTACCTTTTCTTACAAAGACAATTCCGAACAGGTTTATTGCCTTATATCCCTTGAATGGGATGAATTTGTTATAAATTACCTTCATTATATCTTGTCTTTAAAGTTTTCGTAAGCGTTTCTTAACTTCTGGTCATAGGCATTTTCAGCATAACCAGGACCATTATACTTCCGAGCAAAGCCTGCCCAGTCATGTTCCTTCAAGTTCTTCAAACAACTGGTATTATTCATGTAATAATACATCAATTTCAGCTGAGAAGCATGAGATTCTTCCATCTTTTTGACGAAATCAAAGACATTTTTACACCCACAATAGGCAAAATTGAAGCCCATAATCTGAAACATTCCCCAAGAAGCTGACTTTAGAGCACATTCTTCATCAATTTTCTTGGCAATTTCGAGTCTTTTGTACTCATGAGCTCCACCAAGATACTTAGATTTGTCCCATTTCGGGAAACAAATGGTAGGATAACTCTTTTGAGCAGCAACTGCCTTGTCCAAACCGAATTTGTTCTTGATTTCCTTGTACATAATGTGACCTTCGAACAGAATTTGAGGTCTACCATCTACTAAAAATCCATCTCTGCCTGCTGCTTCTACCAGTTGTACTGATTTAAGCAAGGCTGGTTCTAGTCCCAAATCATTGGCTAGAGCCACAATCATTTCATTAGTTAACTTATCCATAACGTTATATTTTAAAGTTCATTAAAGATTAGAAAGTATTGCTGAATACCCTGCTTGGGATGGTTCTTTAGGTTCTATTATCCTATATAATTTAATAATGTAGAAATATGGAAACTGAAAAATATCACCTATGCAATGAACCTATCGACTTGCATCAGTACGAATTATCTAGGGCAATCCCTAAAATAATGGAAGCCAAACAACTTTGCTTTCATTGTGCTTTCTGGCATAACATTAAGAAAGAAGATGATAAGATAAGAGAAGATTTCTCGATGGAAATCCTCCCATTAATCACTCCGGATTATCGTCATTACACTATCCATCTTAATTCCTTATGGATAGAAGTTGGTACTTTCAGAAGAGAACGTATTAAAACTTCAGAAAATTACATTGCTATGCTCACCGGAGATAATTCCATGATTATTAACTCATATAACAATTGGGGATTCCAGGGCATAATTCCAGAACACTCTAGAGGACTTTTTACTCCAAATGGATTAATCCTTACTCCTGTAGAACTTATAGAACTCTTAAGTCGCAAATCCTTTACCTCAGAGGATTTAAAATTTATGATTCAAAATTATACAGATAATAAATAATTTCGTATATTTGCATAAACATTTAAAAATAGACGTTATGAAAAAGAACAAAAAAGAAACCAAAAAGCTAAAGGAGGGTGAAGAAGTAATTTTCTCTGATGGCAAAACCTTAATGGAGAAGGTAATCGTAGAATCTATCGATAAGAAAGGTGGATTTGCAGTACTGAGCAATAAAGTAAAAGTATCAAGAACTATTGGACCAGATGGGTTCTATACAAGGTTAGATGGTAAATCATCTATGGTATTACCTTTAACGGATAAATCCGAATTGGATTACCAAGCCTTCAAAGCTTACTTCTCTATTAAGAGAAACTTGGAATTTATAGAAGCCAAGATAAAAGATATGAAGGACAAAGAGTTCAGTGAACTAATCGTAGAATTAGATAAGAAGATATCCAAAATCGTAAATAAGTACTTTGAACAATGATAACCTGGATAATCTTAGGCATTATATATGCCATATGTTTTATACCTGCATGGTTTATGACCAGAGTAATTACCTCATCCCACCCAATGAAAAGGGTGGGGTTCTTTTTCCTAACTATCTGGTTAATCATGCCTCTATTTCCGATATATTTACTAATCACATATTTTAATAACTATGAACAGAGAAATAACGACGAAGAAGGTAGGTAGGCAAAAGAAGCTTACCAACCCATGCCCAGTAATTAAGGGAGAAGTACAGATAATGGTAGGAAGCCCAAAGTGTATTACCTGCCAATGGTTTGAAAGAAAATTCGAGAAAGATGGAAGAGCCTACGTTCACTGCAATCGATTATAATTCCAAAGAGAATAAGGTAATCGAAGAAAGGATAAGAAATTACTATCTTCCAGTAAAGAATACATTTGAAGCAGTCCTATATGGAAGGCTTAATATACCCGATTCTCCAAGAGGATTATGTGCTGACCTAATTGATGTAAGCAGAACTATCAGTAGAGAATTTGCATTAGTCGAAGAAGTTTTCCTATGGAGACATGTAATTAAACCATGGTTCACCCCACAAAGGTTTAATATCGAGATAGTATACTTTGGTTATTATAACCCTACCATCATAAAATTGCAAGGAGAAGGATTAAGAATTGAAGGTAGGATATGGTATAGAATGCCATTAGAAAACCTAGAAGGACATGAATACCTTCTAGGAACAGCATTCTGGTTCCCAGTATCTAAAGATTATAATGCTGAACGTATTAAAATACTAGAGTGTGCCCTGGAAGATTTAGAGAGAATTAAAAAGGAGGGAGAACCAAAGCTCCCTCCTATTACCGAAGATGAACCTATAATGTATTGAGTATGGAAGATTTAGCAAAGCTTACCAAAGAGGAAGAGGAAATCCTTATGCTTACCGAAGAGATTTGGAATAGGTTTTTGGCATTACCTATCAATCATCCGATGGAGGCAAATGAGATAGCGATGAAGATACATGATATCCAGAGGATGATTATATCTAGGCCTGGATTTAGGATGAACCAAGAAATGTTTAGGCAATATGGTGAAGGTTGATACAGTATATGAGGATGAATTTAAGAGAATCCTAAGGTGTTCTGAAGGTAATAGAATTTGGTATCAGATTTGGATTACCGATTTGGATATGAATTGTATTGAAAGATACTTTAAAGGTTATAATGAAGTTAAGAGATGGTGGTTACCTAATCTTCAAATGTGGTATGTTTTCTTTTATCGAAAGAATGGTGGTAAGATTAAGGGAGTATTAGGTAGGGAAAGGACCAATAACTTATTACATAGTATTTTATGATAAGTTGCCAGGGATATTAGGTCTCTGGCTTCTTTGTGTGTGCATGTGTGGTTGTGGTGTCTTGGTATGCCTTTATCACGAAAGCCTAAAATTTCCTGGTACTAAAAGGGCCGAACGGTTACGTTAAATTTAACATTCAAAAATAAAAAGTAAGGGACAAACATTTTTATTTGCTTTCCCTTACTTTTTATTTAGTTTATAAGTTCTTTAAAAAATCTTTTGTATCTTTGATAATCTGAATTAATACCCAAATTACACCAACAAATAAAAATATATTTAATAGCATATCATTTAATTACTTGAAATTTTTGACTATTTGCAAACCTTTTGTTAGAACTTCTTTTTTTGTGTCCTTTGTATTTTCGCTTGCAATACTTGCAAATGAAAAATCGTTTATTTTGTAGACTTGCTTATAAAACTCTGTAAATGCAGAAACAAGTGTTTTTAGTTCATTTTGTTTCTTTTCTTCTTTTGCTTTGCAAATCGAATCAAGCAAAGAAAAAGTTGTATTTCTTAATTTTTTTCGATACGCTTTCTTTTGTTTTTCATTTAGTTCTGAAAACAAAGATTCAATATAAATTTCTGTTTTCTTTCCTAAAGAAGTTTTTAAAAGTCCGTTTGTTTTTTCGTTTAGATTTTTAAAAATCGAATCAACTGATAGTTTAATAGTGTTATTTGCTTTTGCTTGTGCTTTTGCTTTTTTTGCACTAACTTTGTTTACTTTGTTGTTAGAAACTTCTTTTTCTACTACTACATTTTTTAATTCTTCCATAATAAAATACTTTTAGTTTTTATGTTTATTTTATTATATCCTTTTCTCTATAAAACTAAAAGATTTATAAGAAAAAGAGAAAAGGAATAAATTAATTTTATATTGTTTCAATATGTCAAACATCGCTTTTTGATTACATTACAAAGATACAACTTATATTTTAATCTACAAAATTTTTAGAGAATTTTTTCTTTAAAAATAGTTAATCAAAATTTTAAATATCTCTTTGCTTTTTCAACAATACAAAGATAAAAAATATATTTTAATCTGCAAAACATTTATAGAAAAATTTTCGAGAAATATTTTAAAAATAATTTTTAATAATTTCGTATGAAAAATTTGCAAGTAGGTTTTAGGGGTTTGAAAGGTGGGCATGGTTGTGAGCATTAGATATAGGTATATTGATGGATATAGGGAAGGGGTTGGTATAGGTACCACTTTAGAAATTTGGAGGCCCCATACAGTCCGGTAGATATTATCTGTATATTATTATACCAATAGGCCATTAGGTGACTAGCAGGCTTTTATACCAATGCCATGGGCCATTCATGGAGACATAAAGAACTAAGGCCCCTAATTAGGACATGGGTAAGCCTTAGCAAGTCCCATGATGGCCTAGAGTTAGGTTACATAAGAAAAGCCCAGTACCTAAGATAGGCTAGGCTTATAGAGTGTACCTAAGTTAGCGATTAGGCTTCTGCAATAATGGTAATGTATAATGAACCCAGATAAGCGGTATAGGCAGGCTTAGGTTGAGAACCATCATCGAATAGTAAAGGACATTCTGCAAGTATAGAGTTTATTTGGGCTCCTGTAAGAGTTCTATTAGAAAGTACATAATAGAAATTATGTACTATACGACCGGGAGCTAGTTCTGAGCAATTATATGCCTTGAATGTAAATTCTGGGATGTGTAGATATCCTTCGTCTATTAGGAAGGAAAGATACTCAAGAACTCCTTTCTCATCTACCTGAGAATCAATGTTTAGGATTGCCTGGTTTTTAGTGAACCAAGTTTTAACTAAGTTGGGTTTAATACTACGCATAGGATATAGGATTTAAAAATTAATATTCTTGTTTATTATCACATTGCAAATATAAGAATAATATTTAATATAGCAAAATCCTAATCAATTTTTATAAATCCTACTGAGGCCTTTAATGGATAATGTATTAGAGCTCTAATACTAATATTACGTATCTCTCTATCAGTACTCTCTCAAAAGAAGTATCTCTTCTAGCAATCTAAAATTTCTTTTTAACTAACTACAAGGGCCATTAATAACATAGTTACTAGTTTTTAGGTACCTTGAATGGCCTAAAATTACCTCGGATTTATTAAATTTAGGGGCCCCAATCCGACAAAAAAGATACCTAATTTTATATAAAAGGTACCCCAAATTATTGCCTAATCCTACAAATCCGATTGCCTTTTTATATACATTTATTATATAATAAGCGGCCATTAGGGGTCTAGGATTTATCGGATTTAGGTACCCCAAAAGGCCATTATTAGGTGCCTTTTAGGCAATTGGTTATATAGCCTTAGGACCTTGAGACATATGTGTTAGATAGCTATAGAGTAGTGGTGTTGTATAGTGAGAGGTAGGCTAGGCCTAGAAGTTTGCCTTAATCCCAACACCCCCGGAAGGCCTTCAATATTGTATTAGTTATATGTATATTGATTATATGATTGGTGATATTAGGTATTATGTAACATAGTTAGGCCCAGTATGATTTTGTTTATTGTTCATACTGGGCTTTAGTATTTATTTTGATATTTGTTTTGGTTTGGTGGGGTTAGTGGTATTGGATTATGTGTAGGATTATGTAATAGGCTATTAGGTTTAGTATCCATAGGATTTGTTCTAATATGAATATGTATTTTCTTCTTTTGGTTGGGTGGTGGGATTCTTTATATTTGGTGTACCTCTTTTCGTTCTGTATCAGTTGGTAGGTAATGTATATTGCCCCTATTGCCTTGAGTATGTGATATATGGTAATCATTTCCTTTTCTCTTTTAATTTGTTTTGGGTACGAAGTAACTTGTTGTATTGGGAGTTAGGTTCACAGAACATGTGTCCGAAGTTACTGGGTCTTAGTTTGCCTGGAGTAGGGAAATGTTCTGACCATTTATCCTGGCCTGGTATGTATACTGGGTTCTTAGGTTTCTTTTTCATAATTCGTTACAGATTAGACGTATGTCGGTTAAGTGATTCATGTATTCCTCTTCTGAGGATATGTCAAGGCATTTGCATGCTATGTAGTGACCGTACATGGATATACCTGATTCATAGCCTTGGTCATCATTCATGAAGTGGGCTAAGCCTTTCCTATTGATTTCGATTACTGGATAAGGAGGTTCTCCATTAGTTGCTTCTTTATCGAAGGTAGCAAAGTCATAAGTATCAGTGTTATCGGTCATGGTAGAGAATATTTCTATAAGCCAAGTAAAGTCCTCTAGAGGTACCGATTTTAACCAGGACCATCCTATTGGGTATCCGTTGATAGTTAGTATTTCGTTCATTTTCCGTAATGTTTTAGTTCTTGGTTATACTCTGGGTATTTGTTCTCGTAGTAGTCATAGAGATATTGGTATTCGTCATCTCCTGACCAGCAATCAAGGAAGTAATCATATTGGTCCTCGGTTGCCTGTGATGGATGTATATGCAATGTATATTTGCAATAGTGTTCCCATACCGTTTTAGGTTGGAATTTATTGGTAGGGAAAGCCATGACTACTAGAGCCATGGCAATGATTGATAATATGATTAGTTTGGTTCTCATTTGATTAGGGTTTTAAGAAAGTTAATGGTTTTTTCGGTGAAAGTGTAAAGAGTTTCTGGTTTTTCGAGGAAGTTAATGTAGTAATCAATGATTTCGGCATGTTCTTCCTCATCGAAGTTATCCTTGTAATGTTGGAATTTTTGCATGATAAGAGGTTTGTATTTTTCCTGTTCCTGGATAATGGTTGCACCGTAAAGTACCATGTCTACTTCGTCTACGTTATAATCGAAGTATTGGTCATCGCAGCCTCTGAGCAAATCCATTTGATTGAGGATTTCCATTAGGTCAAGTTCCAGGGATTCCTTATCGGCATAGGTATATACTCAGAGCATTTCGAGTGAATAATCCGATATCTCCTCGTAATGTGGGTCATCCTCGGCAATTTCGAAGTCATATGTATTTTCGGCATGTGACATAGGCATTTGTCCCTGAATAGAGATAATGTGATAAGGATTTTGTGCAATGATTGATGCAAGGATTGAAGTAGATTTTAATGTTGTCATGATGTTATAAGTTTTATTGGTTAATGTTAATTGTTAGCGATTTGATTGTTGAATGTTGTTTGGTCATCGGCATCAGGCCAACCCATGGATTCCTCCATGTATTCGGTAGTATAATCGATAATGGTTGCAGCATCGTCTTTGTTAATTGTAGCAACCTCGGCTTCGATTTCCCGTTGGATTTGGTCGTAATGATAAGCAAATGACCTCCGTATGCGTGCAGCAATTCCGGGGTATTTTTTAAATAATTCGATTAATTTACTTTCTTCATTCATAACGTCTATTTTTAAATGTTTATGCAAATATAAGAATAATATTTTAAATATGCAATAACCTTGATTACCTACTGAAGCTTTATAAGGTCAACTATTTCGATGGAAGAGTAAGGCATACCTATAAGTTCTGAGATTATCCTTTTAGTATGATATACATGAAGGTGGTTGGGATTTAGTTTTACCCTTGGGAATATTAGATATGGCCTTAGTTCTTCAGTTCTGTAAGTGATTATAAGTTCCTCACAGAATTTTTCGTTTTGACAATCGAAGGATACTAAGAATTTAGACTGTTCTAGCATATTATTAATATTAAGCAATGAGTATTCTCATAAGTTAAAGGTTCTTTACTAGTAGGATGGGAGGATGCACCCATTATTAGGATAATTCCTCCCATGACTAAGATAAGTATAATATTAGGCTTCATGTAATTCCTGATAGGTTGTACATAAGTCCTCGATTAGGTCCTCGATAGTATCCTCCCAGGAATCGTACCCGTCAAGGTTATATTCCCCGGCAAATACGAAAAATACGTCTCCAAATATTAGCCGGACTGTTTTATCTGTAAGGTCCTCATCCTCGTCATATAGTTTGTTTTCGGTTTCATTATCCAAGTCCTCGTCTCCATTGAGTATATCGGATATTTCTGATAAACGTTTGAGATATGAGTTAAGAGTTTCAAGGTCCTCTTGGGAACGTGTCTCTTTAAATTTAAGATAAGTTTTTGACTGTGACATAGTTAGGCCTCCTCTGATTTTAATGGTTCGGCAATTACTGATAAGAAACCTTCAGGATATAATGTATATAAGATACGGTACCCGGGTTCATGTGGTGGTAAGAATACATTAAGTATATTCCTGAGCAATGGATAAAGTTTCCATTGGTTATCCTCTAGAAATTGATTCCATTCGGCTTTTTCTGTATCATAGTTAGCTGATAGTTGAATATGGAATCTTGGATTTTCCTCGGATAGAGGAGTAAATACGTTGGTGACTACCTCGATTTCGTTTGATTCCTTTTTGTATTGGGTAATTGGATACCAGATACCTTCGTTTTTCCATTGATTGAGCTGGAATATGGTCATCCCAGATTCAAGTAAGTTGGTGAGTTTGTAAAGATTAACCATGTTGTTGTCTATTTTAAAATGAATAATATATTTTATTTCTCACTACAAATGTAAGAATAATAAATAATATATGCAAATATAACTGAGGTAGAGGCAGGCTCTGTATGAATTAGAGTCCTGCCTCTGGGATAGATATGAAAACAACTGGTTAATCGTCGTTAAGGGAACCCTCATTTAAAGTTTCATTAAGTACCTCATTAAGGAGTTCTGCACGTTGTTCTTTTGATAGGCCATCCAGTGTTCCTTTGATTCTCTCCTTTAATGCCTTTTTAAGAGTATTTTGGTACTGATTGATAAAGGTAATTGAAGAGATTGGTACTGGTATGAGTACTCTCATTTGTGTAGTATGATTACATGTATTTAGTAATTCTGATAACTCCTTACGGTTATCTAAAGAGTGTTGAATGACCATAGCAATTACATCTGGTTGTTGAACATCGGTACATCCAGAAGCATAGCGTACGATTCTATCAAATGTTGACTCGGTAATGTCAAAGGGCATTCCGTTTAAAAATGACTCCTTGAAGTCAGGGTCCATTGTTTCTGTTTCTAAAATAGCTCTGATTTTCATTCTTCTACTTCTCCTATGTTGTTAGCAAGTAAATAATCGTAGTACAAGTGTACGTTAGTATCTCCATAAGTCCTAATATAGGATTCAGCATCCTCTGGGTCTGCTGAGACCCAGGGATATTCTTGTATCTGTGCCTTATGCAATTGTAAGGCAAGTTCTTTTAATTCTTGTTCATTCATGATATTCTGAAGTTAAGTTGATAAATCCAATTGTTTCTGTCTAGCTTGGTGAATGATATAAATTGTCCATCACCATCGGTAAAGTTTTGCATAAATCGTACGCAGCCATCGGCAATGATGTTTTCTCTTGGTCGGTCTACTGTAACCAGGCTTTCAAATGTAAATGTATAGTAGCAAGTTTCATATACCCAGATTTGATTGATATCGATGCAAGCTAGTTGGTAGTTATCGTATACCTTACTGAGTAGTTCAAATAGGTTTTCCTTTAGCATTTCATTTTCCTCCTCTGTAAGAGAGAAAGTGTTTTTGTTATTGATAAACCTTTGAAGTACCTCTTCCAGGTTCTGGATAGAGGATTTGGATGCTGTTGTTTTCATATTTTTATTGTTTAATTATTACACTACAAATATAAGAATTTTATTTTAAATATTACTATATTCTTACTTTTATTTTATAATAGCTGAGGTTCTACACACAAGAAAAGGCAGTGGGTTAGACTGCCCTTTAAGAAGTTCGATTAAAGTTTTCTTCGAAGTTTGTCAATAACTTCTTCGGTAAATTGTTTTACGAAAGCTGGGTCAGGTTCTGAACTACCTGGGTTGAGTTGTCTCCAATGGAATCTTACACTGGTTCTTAGTTCTCGAGCCAGGTTGTCAGCAGATATGTCAAAAGCCTCCTCGTAATTGATAATCTGTATGAGAGTCCTTACGCATTGGCCTGCATCTCCAAGAGGAACCTTTTGTTCAATCATTTCGAATCCTTCTTCGTAGATTTCTACTGTATCAATGTAGATAGTATCACAGTGTTGAAGAGCATTGATTAAGTCTATTGTATTGACTTTATCATCGTCACTCATTTCGTTGGCTATTCTGAAAGCCTCAGTGAAAGCCTCTAGGATTCCCTGCATATCGGGGTCCTGTTCTTTAATTGGAATACGTCTAATGATTCCAACTTGTTCGAAGGTTAAGTAATACTTGGTTTGCATGGTTATAAAATTTTAATAGTTTATTAATTCATTACAAATATAAGAAATATATTTATATCTGCAAAAGAATTAATAAACTATTTAATAATTACTGGGGTAGAGCCCGGAATCTGTTTAAGTCCCAATCGTACTTTCTGTCTCCCTTATTAGTAAATACCCAAAGGTAATGGTCTTTATATTCCTTTGATATGGTATTATACTTAGAGGTCTGAATGATGATACGATTTGGTTCGTATTCAAGTAATTCTGCATGTACTGTAGATACATGATGACTTTCAAGATTAAGTTTATCCTTGAAGTCTTTAAGGAACTCATCCCGGTTTACACCATAGTTATCTCCCACGAATTTAATGTAATCGTCCTCTACCTGTTCTAACATGGTAGATACCTTGAATCTAAACTTGTTCATCTTTGTTATTTTTAAGGGTTCGTAATTTCTCTTTGAGTTCTTCAGCACATCTTTCAATGATATTACTGTCTCTTATACACATCTCCGAGCCCACGAGACCCTAAGACA